GCTGATCTGAAATTCTTCATGTTCAGACTGGCTAGGCTATACGCTTAAAAGAAAGCTTACCAACCAGGAAAATCCGCTGACCCGAACATTCCGGGCTTTTAAAAACAGTCCCTTGAATAAGGACGTATGGTTTGCTTCAATCCCACTAATTTTGCCTATTCTTGGAAAAGAAAAATCCCCGAACTTCTTTGAAATTCAGGGATTTACATCGTTTTGCCTTCTTAAAAAGTGGTGCCACCAGGAATCGAACTATCCGTCCAAGTGACTGAATATCTTTAATTTATGATTCAGCAAGTAGTGTAATCTCCCGCTATTGCTCCACCGGATTGTTGCAGCGTTCTGCGTCAGATTGCGTGGAGGTTTCCTGCTGCAAAGATAAGCTTTTATTTTCAAAGTCATACAAGCCTTCGTAGGTATTTTCTCCCTTGATTCGTTCAAGCTCGTCTTGGAAGCACTCCCATGCCATCAAATCCTCGTGCCAACTTTCAAATTCTTCCAAATCGTCCATAATCCTTTTTTATTCTATAATTTGCCAATATCCCTGCTTCCTGCCTCCGATACGTTTCAGCAAGCCAAGTTCTTGAAGACGGGAAAGATTGTGAATAACACCTCCCATTGTCGTATCTGGAATCTTCTCACATAATTCTTTTCGTGTGGCATTGGGGTGTTCATTCAGATAGACCAATATGGCTTGTTGTTGCTCCGTTAGCTTTTGTATGGTCTTTTGTATGGTCTTTTGTATGGTCTTTTGGGTAGTGTTTTGTCCGTTTGGGGTAATCGCTCTCTCCGGGTATTCAAACTTGAATGTTGTCCAAATACCCGAAGCGTCATAACGGAATTCCGGTGTGGAGAATCCATCATTTTTGCAAGCTGTAATGATACGTTCGATGCCGCGTCCCCATGCCTCAATCTCACCAGCACGGAAGAATGTGTTGGCAATATCAGGATTGTAAGGCATACTCCGATGTGAGGACAATAAGGTGTCCACAGTCCATCCTTCGGGCAATACTCCACCGTTGATTATCTCCAGCTTGTTTTCATACACTCGGATTTGGATGGGAGAAGGTTCAGCATAGTCTTTGTTAATGCAAGCATTCAATAACGCTTCACGCAGAGCCTCACGGGGCATGGGCAATGTTTCTATCCGCTGAATACCTTCGTAGGTGATGATGGCTTTCATGTATTTGGTACACAACAAGTCCATCAGTTTTACAATTTGTTGGAACAGATTGCCATGCACTTCGTCCTGATACACCAAATCCATGCCTTCACGGAAGAAGCCAACCTTTACAAACGCTCCGGTCACATACTTTTCCGGATCGGGATGGAACAGCAAGGCGGCAGCACGTTTCAGGTAACTGCCCTCATAAAGCCGGAGCTTCTCCAACAATCCGTGATTGTCGTCCATCAAGTCCGCTTCCTCCATGCGTCCGCTCCGCTTGGCATACTTGCGGAATAAGTCAAACGTAGCGTTGTCCAAGTCCTCCGCTTTCAGATAAGGAACGGGTACACCGTCCCACGTCTTGCCCTGCTTACGAAGCATAAAGCGGTCGAGTGCCGCTCCTTTCAGTTCCTGATTGGTTGCACCGCTTCGTTGGTAATACTTGCCACGGAAACTGATGGGATAAGGATAAGCCTCCGTTACAATCTCCAGATATTGCTTACCGTCTTTCTCTTTCAGATTGACATCTACCAAGATGCCCATCATGTCGCGCACCTTGTTCGGAATGTCTTCCATCAGTTTCTTGGCTTCCTGCACACCGCACACCTCACCATTATCCTTTACACCCACATAAAGGACACCGCCTTGTGCATTGGCAAAGCCACAAATCCATTTCTGGTATTCATCGCGCCAAGATTCTTTGAACTCTATGTTTTGGGATTCGATAGGCATATTAGTAATAGATATTACACAGCGTTTTTAATCGGTCAATTTCAGAGCGCAAACTTGTAAAGTTACTATTTGTATAAAGTAAGGAAGATATTTGCGACAATCTCATTTGTATAGAATATGAGAGGCTAAAGTTTATTCTTTGTGATTGCAAAAAAGAGTTTATAGAACTAATGGCAATGTTAGCCATTGAAAACATATTATTAACTCTCAAATCTTGTTCAGCTAATGATAAAGCAAACTCAATCGCAAAGCTAAGGTGTAAGTCTCTATTATTCTTCAAATTTGAAAGCTCCATTTCTATACTTTGCCTTTTTATGCTATTAGAAGAATATGAATAAGGATTGTAAGAATTGTATCTATCATTAATATCTAATAATTGTAGTTCCAACTCTTTTTGAGATATTTGACGCTGAATATTTCTTACTTGCATCAGCTCATTTGATGAATTAAGATATAATTGATTATTATTCATACTTTAGTCCTCCTTTTTCGAATCCATACCGTTTAATTTATCAAGAATATCATTTACTCGAGTCACTAAGTCGTCAAATTCTTGTTGCTTTTGCACCAAGTTCTCATCACACTTCGCAATAAAGACGTTAATTTGTACCTTAAAATCATCAAATACTTTTTGATAGTTAGACATCAAACCACTTTGAACAGAAGTCATATTTTCTGCAGCATTTTTAAATTGTATTTCTGTTTTCTTCTGAATATCATTCATTACTGCAACAGATTCACTAAGTTGTCCCTGCATATTGTTTACTATATCCTCTTTTTCTTTTTTAAGCTGATCAAGATTTTGTCTACCTTCTTTCTTTAGATCTTTTATATCTTTCACACCCTCGTTTCCTTGTTGAATTAGTTCATCCATTTTGTAAATGGAATAAAAACTAAATACAAGAAATAGGATAGTTAAGACCGCTCCCCACATGGTTATATTGCTATATTCATGCTCTATCTTGTTAAGGTGGAGTTCTATCATTGTCTTTGTTTGTCCTTCAAGTATTTCTCGTTCGGTGTTTAGCCGTAAAGAATCACGTAGTAGTTTTTCATCATATTGTTTATGTAGAGAATCCATTTTTGCAAAATGAGAATTTAGCACTAATATTAATTTATTATATTGATTCCTTGATAGCCTATACCTATTGGATAAAGTCAATTTGATTATCGAATCAGCGAGCATTGCATTATTTACCTTTTGGGAGTTTTGTATAACCGCATTATTATATTCTGTCCAATGGATATATAAACTATCAGCTTTTTGAATATGCGCAATATAATCTTTTCTTATTTGTTCTTGAGAGTGCTTTAACGAACAATGTGACCAAAACAAATAGCCAATAAAAACTACCGCAAATCCTATTAATGTCCATAGGAATAAAGTGCCATATTTTGTCTGCATAGCTTTATGATATTTTATAGAATGGTTATTTACTCCTCAAATTTTAACTTCGGTAATCCTTTCACTATCTCTACTGTCTGCACCGACACATTAATCACGCGGAGCAAGAGATTGAGAATGTATTTCTCGTCGTTATGCTCGCGTGCCCAGTCGTTCGGGTCGTTGGTTATGCCACTTTTCTTGTCTGTGGTGATGGCATAACGTTCCATTATCCACTCAATCGCCGGCTTGCCATTGACAACATACTCATAGGCTTCGACGGGAATGCCGGTAATGGTAATGGAATTGTTGTAATAGATGACGCTCTTGTCGGATGTCTTACTATCAATTTTGCCGAAACGCATTTTCTCTACGTGATAGTTTATCTTGTCTCCTTTGTTTGTCAATGGTGCAAACGAAACAATACATTTTCGATAAGGTTCTATCGTTTCATAATTCAGATGCAGGTCGACAAGCTCACGTCCGGCTTTGCTGAACGTCCAGAAGTCATCCGCTTTTTCTACCAACGGCAGGCGAGGCAAGGACTTTTTCAAATCTGTGGCAAAGGCGGTACGATAGTCGGGTGAATGGAGCAGCCCGTAGACGTAATAGAAGATGTCTTCTTTCGTCACTTTGTAGCCGTATTGCTTATGGGCTGTGCTTAATATCCAATCGGTTACTCCGTCTTTACGCACATATCTATCCATTGGCTTTTCCGCTCCTTGATTGAATAAGTCGACAACATCAGCATCGCTGCTGTCATACCAATAGAGAGGAAAACATTGTCCGTTAAATTGAAGTTGCAAGTCAGGAATACAATCTGTGATAATTGCTGAAAAGTCTTTGCTTGCCCCTATTCCGGACACACAAATCACAAGGTTCTTGTGGTTGGGAGTAGGAAATAGTTTAGGAGAAAGACCTATACGTTCAATAAAAGGTTTATCAAAATATAATCTTTGTTTGAAAAATGGACGATATGCGCTATCTCTTATGTCTGAAACATATTTATGTTCAATGTTTCTTTCAATATCTTTTTTGAGATTAACAGTCCAACTTATCTTTGTATCATCTGTATTGATAAAATTTTCTACGGACAAATTCTTATCAACCTTTACCGCATCGTTATATGCTTCCCTTTGACGATTATAAAAATCAATCATTGACCGCATATTATTTTCAAGTGTTCGTTGAGAAGCATTGTAAACCCACGCATCTCTATTGGTAGCTACACCAATAGCATACATTTCAAAGAAACTTTTCTGCCCCTTTGCAAACTTCTTTTCAGGCTCAATAGGGATAAACAGCTTGAACATTTCGTTACGGTGATTAATCCAATCCCCATGTTCATTCGGTTCAACTGATTTCCACATCATAGCAGGATTGCTGATGTCACCCATTTGCCTGATAATTTTCAGTTTTTCTTCCCTGCTTAAATAATCTCCAATATCGTGATAAAAGATCTGTGCTTTCTCTAAATTGTTTGCCTTGTGCTTTTTTACCAATATAGTAATTGCTATCGGTGTGCGGGAACCTAATCCAAATACTCCGTCTCCTTCTTTGCGCCTAAGCTCCCCACTTGTACGACAATTTCCCCTTAAATTGAACACATAAATCGAAGAGAATTCCTGTTCAAAGCATTTGCGCATACCGTCCAATCCATTGGCATCCAGCCAAGCACCATTAGTCACAAAACCGATAACTCCACCTCCTTTTTCATTCAAACGGTCAGAAGCCCAACGAAAAGCTTTCACATAACTATCGTATGCAGACTTATTCAGATTGGCTTCCGATTGCGCTACATAAGTCGTTTCAATGTGTTTCTCCAATCTCGGATACGACTGGTTCTTCGCATTATCATTGGCAGATTTTTGTCCTATGGAATAAGGAGGATTACCCACAATAACTGTAATCGGGCATTTCCTCTGCGCCATGACACGCTTGGAGTTAGTAGGAAATTGTTCGGAATAAAGGTTCTCGTCAGAATCTTTTTCTCCTAATTGGAACGTATCGGTCAAGCAAATACCATCAAATGCCCGGTATTCTTCTTCAGGAGCGAGCGAATGAAATACGCTCTCTATATTAATAGAAGCTATGTAATAAGCCATCAATACGATTTCGTTGGCGTGGATTTCCTTACGATATTTCCGCACCAATGCTTCCCGGCTAATCAATCCGCTCTGCAACAAACGGGTAATAAATGTGCCTGTACCTGTGAACGGGTCAAGGATATGAACATTCTCATCGGAAAGCGAACGACCGAATTCTTTTTGAATAATATACCCTACGGAGCGAATAATGAAATCTACTACTTCCACAGGCGTATAGACAATGCCCAATTTTTCCACCGTCTTAGGTGAAGCCACCTTGAAGAATTTGTCATAAAGCTCTACAATTAAGCGTTGGCGACCTTCGGCATCGGTAATGTCGCCTACCGTAGTCCGTACATAATCATAGAATTTTTGCAGGCGTTCATTTTCTTCTTCCGTTTTGGCTTCATCATCCAGCAAGGCAAGCATCTTTTGCATGGCTTTCGATACCGGATTGCTGACAGCAAACTCGTAATTACCGAAAAGAGCTTCGAATACAGGCATGGCTATCAGATGCTGCGAAAGCATTTCAATGACTTCCTGTTCAGTAAGGTTAGGATTGATATTCTTGCGCAGTCCGCGCATCAGTTGCTCAAATGCTTTCTTGTGCTTGCCTTCGTCTGCAATCAATGTTTTGATGCGTTCGATGTGTTCTTCTGCTATTTTAGCAATGTCTTTTGCCCAAAGTTCCCAGTAACGTTTGCTACCTACTTTGGTTACCATTTTGGCATAGAAAACATTCTGTAAATCTTCGAATTGCAGTGAAAGCTGTTGTGCCATTTGCATGGCTGCGCTGGTGGTGTCTTGCCTCGTAGCATCTGCAATGCTGCTGTCCACACTATCGTCATCGTGTGTACTGCCTACGCCTCCAAAAAGGATATGCTTAGGTTTTTGCTTGGAAAGTTCTATCTTGTTTACCTCTGCATTAAAACGGTCGTCATGGGCACGCAAAGCATTGAGTACTGTCCACACTACTTTGAAATTAGGATGCTTGCTTAGCACTTCGTCACCTTCCACATTTTCTGGTATCACTACTGGAATAATGATATAACCGTATTTCTTTCCGGGACTGCGGCGCATTACACGTCCGACGGACTGCACTACATCCACTTGCGAGTTTTTGGGTGAAACGAAAACAACGGCATCCAATGAAGGCACATCCACGCCTTCGCTCAGACATCGAGCGTTGGTCAGCATACGGCATTCCATGTCGTTTTCGGTCTGCCCTTTGAGCCACATTAGTTTTTGGTCACGTTCGGTGGCAGACATCGTACCATCCACGTGTTCAGCTACAACGTCTACCATCTGAGCCTTGTCTTCCGCACTGACATCTTCCATATAAGCCGACTTGCAATCGGTAAAGACACGTGCCGTCGCTTTTGAGGCTTTGATTGTAGAACAGAAAGCTACCGCACGGCGCATGGGCAACGGGTCTGCCGCCTTGATAAGCCCCTCATCTCCCAATACCCTTTTAGACAAAGCGTTAATGCAACCTACAAATTTGGAAGCATCGTCTACGGTTATCGTGCCGTCTTCGTTGGTTATTACATCGCGCAAAGCTGGAGTGATATCCTTGTCGCCTACGGCAAGAATCAATACCTTATAATCAGTAAGCAATTGTTTTTCTACGGCTTCACCAAAACCGATGCGATAAATCTCGTCACCATACAAGGAAACATCATCCATCGAGCACAATACAACATCGCTTTCTTCGGCTTTTTTGCGTGCCTCATCCGTATAAAGACGTGGGGTAGCAGTCATATAAAGCCGGCGTTTCGCCTGAATGAAATCATTGTCGTGTACTTTGATAAACGCACTTTCTTCTGTTCCTTTAAGCGATATGCCTGTAGTGCGATGAGCCTCATCACAGATAATCAGGTCGAAAATGCCGTATTCACCTTTCGTGCGTTTCAACAATTCTTGCTGCGCACGTGATATGACTTCGATAGATTGATAAGTGGAGAACACGACAGTCATACCATTGCGTCCTTCATGTCGGATGACTTCAAGCTGATAAAGGATATAATCAGTATTTGTAGAGGCAGGCAAAGCCAAGTCAATAACGCTCACACCCTCTTCGTCATTCTTGATTTTCTGTTGCGATACTTGCCCGTCCGAACAGATGCACACGGCATGAATAGGAATGTCAGCCTGTGCAGACCATGCCCGCAAAGTCTGCCCCAACAAAGCAATGGAAGGGACGAGGAAAAGAACGAAACCATTGCTTTGGGTTTCGTTTTCGGCTATTTTAAGTGAAGTAAATGTCTTGCCCGTGCCACACGCCATAATCAATTTGCCCCGGTCACGGGTCTTGAAGTATTCGTGTACACGGTTGATAGCTTTCTGTTGGTGTTCCATAATAGCAAAAGGCTTGGGACGGGATGCCTTGCCATACAACCCCTGTTCCAATTTTTCCCAATCTACATCATCCGCTTCAAGGTCAATCAAGTTGAGGCGTGTCACCTGCGGTGTCTGATTTTTGATTGTCAGTTCTGCCACACTGTTCCACTTATTGGTGGTAGAAATCCACAACCGCTGGGCAAAAGCGTGTTCTACACCCTCTACTTCAAATGTCTTACCCGAAGTGGAAAGAAAGGTGTCTACATCTGGCTTTGTAATATATTTGTCATCGGCATAGCACTTACATTGTACTGTACGGGGCACAGAACGAAGCGTATAAAACGATATATTGAATAAAACAACACATCGCTTTATAATACAATAGGTTACGGGGAAGGATAGAAGGAACTCCCGCAAAACGAAACGTTTACGCAGGTTTAATTTCTGTTTACGTGGAGGGCTGTTTTGGTTGCATCGGTTTGGCGATTGCTTTAAATGGGCTTACATGAAGTTTACATGGTGTGTAAGCAGGGGAGGAAGATAGCGGTTGTAGGCCGCTTTTTTTATGCCTTGTTTTGGATTATATATTTCTAAAATATTCCATATAATTATTATTTAGTATATTTGCACTATAAAATATAGTGATATGGCAAAGGTTGTACATGTGCATTTGACGCACGGAATAGACGGAACAAAGCGAAGAGATTGGTATTTTAGTAGTATTTCGGCTGTTTATACGGTTTTGACGGCGGAACAGGTGGGTGCGACCAAGAATTATTTGTTACATGCTGGTCTGTCCGGTAATGGTACAGTATGCACTAAAAGGGCTATAATCAAGCAATCTACGCTTATTTCAGGGAGTAGGAGGGGAGATAGGTGAATAGATTAGAATGGCATTAGAACGAAAGAAAATCACCATTCGGCAGTTATTCTTGTAGGGGAGACTTATGGTCTCCTTTTTTTGTGCCCCAAAGTGACGATTGTCCCTTTGGGGTGACACTTGGTGTGACAGTTTGGAGTGACAGATTTTTGTATTTGGAGTGACAAAACACGGTTTTGAGATGGGGTAGTTGGCAGTGTGGTAAAATATGGTTTTTTGAATGATAGATGTAAAATAAGCCTCGATACACCCACCCTAAAAACCACCACCTACAAAAATTGCACATTATTATATAACGGATTATCAGTTCTTTTGGGGTGATTATATGGGGTAGATGGAGGGGAAATACCGAGGGAGGGGAATCTGAAGGTATGATTAGGGGTATCCGCAGGGTAACGTTTCATGTTCTCCGGATGGTAAAAGTGCGCTCTACCCTACATTTGCATCTCCAGAAGTGTACGCATCCGATGCAGGTTTCCCTTTTTCAAGATTCATTTGGCGAATTTGTTCTTTGAGACGGCCTATTTCAGCTGCTTGTTCTGTGATACGGTTGAGAAGTTCTGTGAGCATATCTGGAGATAAATTGGCAGAAGCTGCCTGGCTTTTGGTGGTAACAGAACTGTCTTGTGGGGATGTGTAAAGCATCTTTCCCCTATTCATTAATAACCAATCAGGTGAAACATTCGCATTTGCGCATATTTTTTCAAGTACATCAAATGAGGGCTTTCCTTGACGGCTACCAACTACATTTTCAATGACAGTAGGTGTTACTCCTATCGCCATAGAAAAGGCTCTTTTATTGCCATTATATTGTTCTTCGATAATGGTCTTTAAACGTTCGTTTATACTCATCATTGAATTTATTTTTCGCAAATGCGAATAATTTAACTCTTAAAACTTTGTTTATTCGCAAATGCGTATTATATTTGCATCGAGTTAAGAAATTAACAAGCGGCCAAAGATACAAAAAAGGGTCGAGAATAACGAATTTTAGCACTTAAAGAAAATGAACGAAGAAATCAAAGAATGGCAGACACAAAGCGTGAAGCACAAAGTAGCTTACGTGTTGATGATGGACGGTATCAGTTTCAGATACACTGAAGAGACCGGGATTGTGTTTTCCGCTCCTGATTTTTATGTAAAGAATCTTATTCGGCGCTTGATGAGCTGCTACGGCGTGAGTTTGAAACCGATTATAAACGAATTTAAATAAGTGAGAAAATGAAAGCGAAAGTAATTATAGCGCAAGCAACGGTTGAAACAGCCGAACTTCTTTATGGATTGGTTAAGAAAGTGACAACGAAGACTGCTATCAAGTCTTATCCCAGTGTGGATTGTCAAGCTGTATTTTTCCCGCTTGATAAACACGATTTGGATTTTGTAAAGCAGGTGCTGACAGATCAGGGCTTTTCTTTCAAGGTTGAAAACGCAGAGTAATAACAATAAAAAAAGTGAGATTATGACACAGAAGGAATTTATGGAACGGGCAGGCGTTGTTCCCACATCAGAAGAGTTTGATTACATCCATGCAGTATATATGAACACCTCAATGGATAAGGACGAGTTCTGCAAGGATTTTAAGAAGCACGGAGGCAGCAGTGTGCTGCGTGATGTTCATGCGAGAGCTGTAAATTTTGAGTTGCAGGATAAGCAAAAGCAGGCACTCATCGAGGAGGTGGCAGAATTTCTAATTGGCAAAGCGTGTGCCTACGAGGATACGGACTTCTATAAACAGGCGGTGAAACTTGTCGGACAAAAGAAAGTGACACGCATGAAACTGGAGATGGATTTGCCCTTGTGGAAAGAAGATAAGGAATACATAAAGGAAAATCTGAAATAATATGGCTGACAACCCGTGCGGCATTAAGAGATGGGTGGCGGTGTGGAAAGACACATGGGGTACTGGTTGTTTGCGTCAGGGTTCGATTCCCTGTACTCTACAAAGGTGTTAAAATGTATTATAAATAAGTGGAATATGAAGAAGTATATTCATGTAACAAGTGAGGATCGTCAGTTTTTGGCCAAGGCTTTCAACGTAAGCAACGTGACAGTTTGGAAAGCCCTGCGTTTTGAACAGGATACGGATACCATCCGTAGGATCCAGAAGGCCGCCCGTGAGCGTGGTGGTATTGTTATGGCGGTGGCTCCGGTTATGGAGACACTACACGACCATGATAACGTGATACGCCAATATTTTCCGAATGGCGCGTTGTTGGAGATCAGTAAAAACGACAGCACGGGTGTGGTGACTTATAAAGGGGAAGAGGTGAGACATTATGATAATGTGACATTTTCCAATATAAACAGCATCCAAAATTTTGCGGCCGCATTGAAATAAGGAGGTGTGAGTATGGAATTTTTCGATAACAAACTTTGCATATCGGTACGTGAGCTTGAGGCTGACGGTATTTTGACACAGGATTACTGCCGTCAACTTGCTGCACGCAACAGGCTGAAGATGGCTCGCTCCGGTGGTGGAAAGGGAAATTACGCTTTGGTTGTTGTCGATAGCCTTCCAACAGAATATCAAGATCAAGTAAATGAAAAACATCCTGGTGGTGCCGTTATTCTTTTGCGTGGCTGGATAATATCGAATTACGAACTTGATCAGGCTGCCGTCGCTTTCTTTATGGATTGGGCTGCCCGGCAGTCCAGCGATAAGGCTTCTGACGAGCTTGCCAGAAAGTATGCGATAAATGCTTCAGTACTGAATACTTGTATCAAGTTGTACAATCGTAGTCGTGATTATCGAAAGTTAATGGGAGAGAAGTATGATTGGAGCATGATGGCTACTACCATTGAGACGCTGCGCGAAGAGTTCGGGCATGATCTGCCGGCGAGTACCTTGCGTTTCCGAAAGAAGGTGAACGAGTACAAGCAGTACGGTTATGAGTGCCTTATCAGTGGAAAGTTCGGTAACCAGTGTGCGAGGAAAGTGGATTACAAGACCGAGCGTCTCGTGCTGAGCATCACGGTGCTGCCGAACCAGCCTTATGGCAGTGACGTACACGAGATGTATATCTCCTTTGTGTGCGGTGAGTTGGAGGTATGGGATTTGGAAACCGGGGAAATATTCAACCATAACGATTTTACGGATAAGAACGGTGATCCGAAAGAACTGAGCGAAAGTACCATTCGCAACATCTTGAACAAGCCGGCCAACCAGGTACTCATAGAGAAAAAGCGTCGTGGGTGGTCGGAATTCTACCACGAGCAAATGCCACACATGCACCGCCACAGTGGAGAGTTCTCCTTGTCCCAGATTACGATGGATGACGTGGATCTTCCGCGTCGCATGAAGGGTGGTGAATACGTACATGCTTATTATGCCTATGATGTGGTAAGCCAGTGCCGTGTGGGGCTTGCTTACGGCCGTGATAAAGACGAAGCCCTTGTGGTTGCCTGTTTCCGGGATATGTTCCGCCTGATTGAGCGTAACGGGTGGGGGATGCCTGCCGGTATCGAGGTGGAGCAGCATTTGATGAGCAAGTACAAGGAGGGCTTCCTGAAAGCCGGTGAGGTGTTCAAGTTTGTGCGTTTTTGTGCACCGTTGAACTCTCAGGACAAATATGCTGAGCCGTTGAACGGTGCGTTCAAGACTACCATCGCCCATAAGAACCATGAAGGGGTGGGTCGTTGGTACGGTAAAGGGGCACGGCGTGTGGATCAGAAGAAAATCAGCGACAGTGGGAACCATACCTACGAGGATAGGAAATATTATACGTTTGAGGAACTTGTGGCAGATGACCGCAGGGATTGTGCTGAATGGAACAACACGCTGCACCCCAACCAGAAGAAATATCCGGGCATGACCCGCTGGGACGTGCTTGTGGCGAGGATCAACCCGACTCTGCGCCCGCTTGACAAACTGACCCTGAGTCGTTATATCGGCGAGAGGGTGGAAACAAGCGTGAGACGGAACAGTACGGTACGTGTGGCGTACGCTGACTGGTGGCTGAGCGGTCCGGAGGTTCTTGAGAAGTTGGAGCCTAATAACCGCAAGGTGACGGCTTTCTATTTGCCGGATGAGGAAGGCAAACCGACTGATGTGTTCCTGTATCAGAATGACCGCTACATCGACAAGGTGCGCCCGGTTGTGACTTATAGCCGTGTAATGGCGGAACAGACCGAAGAAGATAAGGCAGCTTATACGGAACAGGCAAAGATAATGAGTCACTTTGACAAATGGGTACGTGATAACGCTATCGGTCAGGTAGGTGTGGCACCGGTCCAACGTGAGGAAGAAGATGAGGAAACGGAAAGCCTTGTATTACCTACGGCACCTGTTCCTGAAGAACCCGATGAAGCTTACGAATGGCAGCCGACCAATATGGCGGCAATGGCTATTGGAGATATGTAAGAATACGATTAGAATAACATTATAACAGCGTTTGAATTATGATTACAGAAGCGCAAAAACAGAAGATTTTGGGAGCGGTAGCCGCCAACCGTGCGAACTATCCGAGTGACGCCAAACACGCCGCTTCCCTTGGCATCAGCACATCGGTGTACAGTGCCATTAAGAACGGACAGACGGACAAGGCTCTTAGTGATGCCAACTGGATAAGTATAGCCCGTCGTTTGGGTGTGAGCCTCCGTGCCGATATGGAGTGGAAGGTTGCCAAGACCGCCACGTTCGAGTATATAACCGCCCAGCTGGAGTTCTCCCAGCAGTCGAGCCTGTCGGCTATCCTATGCGACATTCCAAACATCGGAAAGACTTTTACCGCACGGTATTATGTGCAGAACCACAAGAATGCCGTGTATATCGACTGCTCGCAGGTGAAGACTAAGCTGAAGCTGGTGCGTAAGATAGCTGCGGAGTTCGGAGTGGATGCCAAAGGTAAATATAGCGATGTATACGAGGATTTGACTTATTACCTCCGTTCCATTGAGAATCCGCTTATTATTTTGGACGAGGCCGGGGATTTGCAGTATGAGGCGTTCCTTGAGCTGAAGGCTTTGTGGAATGCCACCGAACGCAGTTGTGCCTGGTATATGATGGGTGCGGATGGTTTGAAAGAAAAGATCAACCGTTCGATAGAATGTAAGAAAGTGGGCTATACCGAGATGTTGAGCCGTTATGGAGACCGTTACAGCAAGGTGACACCTGATGACGGCAAGGAGCGTGAGGCGTTTTTGAATGCCCAAGCTCGGACGGTGGCTAAAGTAAATGCCCCGGCAGGTGCGGATATAGCGCAGATTGTACGCAAGACACGTGGAGGTCTGAGGCGAGTATATACCGAGATAGAGAAACTTAAAATGGCATAGGAAATGGTTAAGATAGTTTTAGAGGACAAAGGCCAAGACCTGTTATGGCTCAAAGTAAATGAAGGTGGTCTTGTGGAGGAAGCCGGACCATTTCAAAATGAAATATGGAAAGATGCTTATGTCCCGTATTGGGGGCTTCACGTAGGGCAATTCTGCCCGATACACCATCCTCCGCATATCATCAAAGGGTTTCTGAAATATAGGATTGAATCAATAGAAAAAGAGTCATGAAACGAGCATATAGTCCGAAAGACATAGCCGCCAAGAAATGGGTGACGTTGCCGTGGGGCGAGAAATGGAACAAGCCTTTCGGGTTCCCTGCGGAGAATGCCTCCTGGTTCATCAGCGGTGCCAGTGCCAGCGGGAAGAGCAGCTTTGTGATGCAGCTTGGCAAGGAACTGTGCAAGTACGGCCTTGTGTTGTACTTGAGCTATGAGGAGGGCGTGAACCAGACATTCCAACGCCGTATGGAATATTTGAAGATGAACGAGGTGCAAGGCAAGTTCCGTGTGGTTGTGGACGAGACCTATGAGGAACTGATAGACCGATTGAAGAAGCCGAAGTCCCCGAAGTTTATCATCGTGGATTCGTATCAGGTGTCGGAATGGGAGTATCCGGATACGGTAGCCTTGATGAAGCGTTTCCCGAAAAAGTGCTTCATCTGGATCAGCCAGGAAAAGAAGAGCCAGCCGATGGGAGGCGGTGCGATCCGTTTGCGTTATATCTGCGACATGAAGATCCGGGTGGTCGGTTATAAGGCATATTGTCAAGGCCGTGCCATCGGTGAGGCCGGCAGCTATTATGTGGTGTGGGAAGAAGGAATCATTCAAACGAGTAATAATTTGTGATATGGAAAAAGACAAGGTTTACATCAGCGGGGCAATAGCCCACTACAACATCGACGAGCGCAAGGGTGCGTTTGCCAATGCGGAACAGAATTTGAGAAATATGGGCTTTTCCCCGGTCAATCCTTTTAAGAACGGACTGCCGGATGAGGCTCATTGGAGAGAACACATGCGGGCGGATATCGCCCTGCTTCTGGATTGTGAGTATATCTATATGCTGAAGGACTGGGAACTGAGTAAAGGCGCGAAGCTGGAACTTGACGTGGCGAGTTCATGCGGCATTAAAGTATTGTTTGAATAACAGTTTAAAATATAGAATTATGAATGACATTGAAAAAGCATTTCGAGGATTGGGTAGAACCAAGAAGGTGGAGTTTATCTCTGAAAAAATTGATTATGCATCGGCACATGCCGTTGCAGGGTATGTGTCAAGTTATCTTTTTGATGTGCTGAATGACCTTGGTAATGATGATTATGTGGCAACGTATCTTAAAGAAAAAGGATATGAAGTAACGAAGAAAGAAAACAATAAATGATAGGAACTATGGAAGAAAAACAGAAAGTTCAGGTCGTATTTGAGTTTGATCGTTCCGAGTATGATGCGTATCTCTTTTTGATGAACCAAAAGAAGACGGAAGAGGTAGAGCAAGTATGGAACGCCATGAGCGGTGAGCCTGTGGTTGCGGATATTGATTTGCTTGAGGAGGACAGTCAGTCTGTAAAACTTATGATGATAAGTCTGGCTATCCTTTCGGTGGAGAAAAAAGTGAAAGGATGATATGGCACAGGAAATAACCAATTTCGCCCGGTTTTACGCTTTGTTCAACAAGCTGCCGTTCAACGGAGACCGGGAAGAGTTCAAGAAGTCCATCGTGTTGCAGTATACATGGAACCGGACAGACAGTCTTCGTGAAATGACGAGGCTTGAATATAAGACCTGTTGTGAGGGATTGGAGAAATTGGCCGGTGTGGACGAGCGTCGTCAGAAGATGCAGGAGGAGCTTAAATATTGGCGCAGCGTGTGTTTGAGACTCATGCAAAAAATGGGAATCGACACTTCGGACTGGGCGCGTGTCAATGACTTCTGCCGGAATCCTCGGATTGCGGGAAAGACGTTCAGTCAAATCTCTTCGGACGAACTGGAACAACTGGCTGTAAAGCTGCGCTCTATCCGGCGCAAGGGCGGGCTCAAGGAAAAAAAGAAAGAGGAAGTAAAACAACCGGCGGCGGTGACCTATATGTTCATAGACACCAAAGCCCCTAAAAATTGACGGATATGGATAAGAGATTCAAGGAGCTGCTTGAGAATGTCAAGAACCAGATACTTGACGTGTTCCCGGAAATGGATCGGGATGATCGGGAAGAGTTTTTCAACAGGCTGAACGAGTGGTCTTATGAGAAATATGAGGAAGCCCTGTTGGAAAGCGAGTTGGAAACGCCAGATTATAGCGAGGAGGATTAGTATGGGAATTGACGATCAGAACAAGCTGGTTAATGCCGGTTTCCAGATAATCCGTAAGGACGATTATCCTTCCCCGAGGATTAAGTTTTGTACAGGCCGGAATGGAAGTTGGAAGACGTATAAGAAGTTTGAGACAAAGGCTGAAAGAGACAGGGCGTTTGCCTTGCTTTTGAAGGATGAGAAAATAATCAGTGATTAACCATCAAAATTTGTTACAATGGCAAAAAGAGAAAAGAAAGTGATCATTACCGGCGTGACCAGGGAGGCCGCCGACGAAGCGTTTGCAAATTATGCGAAGGCAGATGCGCAGAGTGCGAAGATTACGGCGGACATCGAGCTTCAGTGCGCGAAGATCCGTGAGAAGTACGCTAACAAACTGGCAGAGCTGGAAGGAGAGAAGGAAAAGGCGTTCGACACCTTGCAGGCCTATGCCACCGAGAACCAGGCAGAATTGTTCTCCAAGAAAAAGAGCCTTGAGATGGCGCACGGCGTTATCGGTTTCCGTACCGGAACGCCAAAGTTGAAAACCTTGAAAGGCTTCACGTGGGCGAGTGCGTTGCAGCTTGTCAAGGAGTTTCTTCCCGGTTACGTGCGCCAGACGGAGGAGATTGCCAAGGACAAGCTGCTTGCGGACCGTGACACCGAAGAGATGGCTCCGCAGATGGCCAAGTGTGGCATACAGGTGGCCCAGGACGAGACATTCTATGTTGAACCGAAAAAGGAGGATGCCGCATGAAACATAACGTAGAGAAGACCCCAAAAGTAGCCCTGTGCCGTGCTTGTCACGGCACGGGTGTTATACAGAGAACGACCGAACTTCCTTCCCGGATTTTCAGAAAAAAGAAAGTGAATATTACCGAGGAGGCTTGTCCCCAGTGTGGCGGCAGCGGCCGGGTGATAGTGAGCGCGAAGATGGAACTGGACATTCAACCATATAATCCAAAGAAGGAGTAAGCGATGGCAAAGCGACGCGGAGTAAGTTATGAGAAACGTGTGGAGGAGATAAACAGGATATACGACCAATATGCCAAACGCGGTGTACCGAACCGTGAGATCTGGCGGCGGTACGTATATCCTGTATATGCCGTTACCGAACGTACATTCTACAATATACTCAACGCGAGCGCGGATGCGAGCAAGAAAATAGCTGACGAGGAGACCCGCCAGCTTTTACTCTTTAATGACGATGACTATGAACAAGGACGTGCAGAAGATAATCGCCCGGATCCTGCAGGATATCCGGGTGGAGATGACAGATGAGTTCGACCGTAATTTTGAGCGTCAGGCTTTTTTCTCCGAGGCATGGCAGCGGCGTAAAAGCCCGACACGTCCCGGAGGTTCTATTTTGATAGATACCGGCCGGCTCAGGCGGAGCGTTTCCAGCCGGACCACGGAGAACAGCATCACGTTTTACACCGACCTTCCGTATGCGGCCATCCACAATGACGGCGGGGAGATAAGGGTGACAAAAAAGATGAAGCGTTACTTTTGGCATAAATACTACGAGGCGACCGGTTCTTTCGGGCGCAGGAAGAATGGAGAGAAACGCAAGGACAAACGTACCGTGCAGCTGACCGGCGAGGCGGAGTTCTGGAAGTTCATGGCGTTGAAAAAGGAGGGCAGCATGATCAAGATTCCCCGAAGGCGTTTCTTGGGGGTTTCTCCCGAAGTGGAGAAGGCTGTCCGTGAAATCATAGAGGAGAATATAACGGAATATTTCAATGTTGAATTTGATATAAGACGGAAATGAGAAAGGAACTTTATAATATGCTCTGCAAGGAGCTGAAGGAGGTGGGCGGAGGCTTGATAAAACACATCGACCTGTGGAACCACAATGTGGAGTTTATCGAGCAGGAGGAGAATTGGGAACGCCCTGCCGTATTCGTGGAGTTCTGCCCGATACGCTGGAACGCGATTGTGGACGGGGTGGAATATCGGGCCGAACCGGAAGTGAAACTGCATATCGTGACGGACTGGGCCGGTGCAGCCAACGAGGGCAGTCCGTTCAAGGAAGAGGCGTTGGAGGTGTTTGACCTGCCGGAACTGATACATGAGCGGCTCTCGTGCATGGATGGCGATACTTTCATGGCATTTGACCTTGTGGAGAGCCAGACGAACCACAACCACGAGGAGATCGTGGAAAATATCGAGGTGTATTCGTGCGTGGCCTTCAAACGGCTTCGATAAACGGCCATGTTCAGACAGTAAAGCCTCCGGCGGACAAATTACCGCCGGAGGCTTTCTATTTCAACAGGGGGCAAAGAAACGCCGTCAGGCAGCCTCTTTTTTGAACAGCATCATGTCCGTGTAGGATGAGCTGTAGTTTATGTGGGCGTTGAACTCCATCCGGGTACATCCCTCGAACGGGTTGCCGATATTTTTGTTTTTCCCGATCCATTCGCACAGCTCCAGGATGGAGGATTTGTTTGAGGTGAAATAGACGAACGGATGCCCGGATAGCACGTTCAGCACGTCGAGGTAATCCGACATACGCCAACTCATATTGTAAGTACCCACGTCGGTGGAAAGGTACGGCGGGTCCACCAGGAACACCACGCCCGGCGTGTCTTTGTACCGGTTGAACAGCTTCTTGTAATCGCAGGAGACGATTTCCAGCCCCTCCAGATAATCCGTGCACTCCGGATAGTCCGCTTTCCGGATGTTGTTATAAAGGGCTTCCTTCCGCATCTCCGGCACGCTCAGTTTATATTTCATGGAGAACATCAAAGAGGAGGACAGGGTGATGAAGTCCACGTAACCGGTCTCGTGCTCCTCCTGGAGGATACGGCTGAAGATGCGCTCACGCAGTTCTCCGGTTATGGTCTTGTGCCGTGGAACGGAATTCCCTACCATGGCACGCAGGTCGGCGATCAGCCGGTTTGTCCTTGGGATGTTTTCCAATCGCTTGTGGTAATTGTCGAAATCGTTGTATATGACCGTGGCTTCCGGCTTGCATCGTTTGGTGATGTGTGATAACAGGCCGGAACCGCCGAAAAGGTCAACGAATACCGTGCTTTCTGGATATTGTTCCAATACTTTCATAAACTTGCGTGCGAACATGCGCTTTTGGCCCACGAATGGCAGCGGGGCTGACAGATACGTCTTTTTCATACGTTCAATTCGAATTTTACGTTAGGATTTCCGGCAAGCAGTTCTTGTGTGCGTGTGACGTTGTTCTCGTAAATATGCACGTTGCCGAGGTTGATTGTGATGGATTTCAGGGGTAGTTCTATTTGCCGGGATATAAGGTATAGGTGATAGATGTCCGCCGGTAATCCGAGGTTGGCGTCCGAGCTACGCTGGTAGGCCGTCAGGACCAGTTCGCCTTGCTCGATCTGGAACTGTACGAGGCTGAGGCATGGTGCCTGGTTGCTTTCCGTGCCGGTCGAACCGAGGAACAGCACGTAGTTCTTGCTGCTTCGTTTTTCCCGGTTGATTTTGCTAATCAGAGGTGGCAGCTTCTCGAAATAGGTAGGGTAGGAGTTCACGAGGATGGAGCCGCAGTAGTCCCACCAGTTTATCCCGGCTTCCCGGTATTTCTCAACCTGTCTTTCCCCGCTCATGAAGAGCGACAGTTCGCTTCTGAGCTTTTTCCGTGCGATATTGTGTCCCTCGAAAATATCGAGCAGTTCCGCCGGGGACAGTGTTACCGTCTCGTTCAGCAGGTAACGGCTTTCACCTTTCCTGCCTTTTTGTGTCTTGCCGTCGGCAAGTACCTTTTTTAGGATTTGATAATACTTGTTCATGGTGTGTTGTTTTGATACCCCGCAAAGGTACCGCGCCGTTATCCCTCTTCAATGGGGAGGCTGTCCCATTACACTGCAAACGGGTTACAGTCGCTTTGCAGCCGTTTGATGAGCGTGTATACCTTTCGCTCGCAAACATTATAACGTTCGGCCAGTACTGCCACGATGTAGGAAACCTTTTCGCCTTCGTCCAACAGCCTGTTGTAGTCATTGTATAGTTCGATATACTGTACGTCTTCCATCCGGATTCCTACTTTCCGGCATGTTTTCAGCATTCCTTTATTCAATTTCAGTATCTCAATTACTTTCATATTCAACAAAAATTAGTACTTTTGCACTGTCTCACTTATTTATGCGCAGAAGCGTACACAAAAAAACCTCTTGCAGGCGAACGAGGGTCTATGCCCCCGGTCGTGCCTGTAAGAGGTATCTTTGTGTTAATAAGTAAGTGAGACGACTAATTAACAGGCCGGGGGCTTTTTTTACAGCCTTACCCCCGAAGGCTTTTTTTAATCTACCGCATATAGCGACAAATCAAATACATCTTTCTTTTTCCATCCGTCGGCCAGCGTGTTTTGGATATGCTGCATGGCTTTCGTATAGAAGTCTGTCAGGTCTTCCAGTGTGGCAAACTCGCGATAGACCGGTTCGGTGTCCGTCCCGAATTTGAACACGACCGGAAGAGTCGCCCCTGCTGTTTGCACGGCAAGGTCGTAGGCTGCCTTGTAGTTGAACTGGTTCTCGCTTGACAACCATACCGGGACATTCTCGTAGGTGAAACCTGATAGGATATCCTTGTCGGTTTCCCGGTTGTGCCATGTTATGACCGTGGAGCGTATCTCGTCTTCGGTGGGTCGATGGTCGAACTCCTCTTCCATGTAGGTGGCCGATCCATTCTCTCCCGGCTGCACGTCCCATCGGACACGCCATTTGTTTTTAATGGGGTTTATGCATTCAAGCAACCGTACCCCGGTGTTTCCTTCCACTTTTTTCATCAGCTGAATACATACTTGGTTCTACCTTTGCCGAAAGTTTCCGTCCGGATGATGGTCTCAAACGGAAATCCGTCCGGCATTTCACTCACTTGCGCGAGGATGTTCTTCATCTCTTCCGAGTTGGTGAAGAACTTCTTGGCCTCGCCATTCATCTCGATGGCTACGATACAGCGGTCTTCGCCCTGTTCGGTGCGGATGCCGGTCTCGAAGTCCTTCACGATGATGGGTAAGTTCACTAATTCCCGGATGCTTACCACGGAGCCGGGAAAACGTTTCTTGCCGTCTTCCGGCTTGTAGGAAACGTTCAAGTCTTTAAATGATCTCATTTTTTTGCCTGTTAATTTATTAAACAACATATTGCAGTCGGCGTGCTTGGCCATCCCATAGAAGGAAGCGACCAGTTCACGCCTTCTTTTCCTCGATTTGACCTCGTGCATTTTTCGGGCGAACTTCTGTTTGATGCGCTTGCGTAGGCGCACATGGTCGGGGTATATGACATATCCCAAGAAGTCTATGCCCTCGTCCACCGGGAATACACGTTCATCAGGCTTTACGGTAAGCCCGATTTGTGCGACCTGGAAGTGGACGGCATCACGAATCTTCCACAATTCTGATTTCGCGTCACCGAGTACCACGCCGTCATCGCAATAGCGGTAGAAATGGCGGACGCCGTACTTGTCCTTCAAATAATGGTCTAAAAAAACAGACAGGAGCAGGTTGCCCAACCCTTGCGACGACCTCAGCCCGATGCTGATTCCTTGCGGCATGAGCCTTACGAAGTTGTCAAGCATGGCGATGAGTTTCTTGTCTTTGAATACCCTCCGGACGCAATACATTACGAAATCCTGCCCCACGCTCTCATAGAACTTGGAGATGTCGAATTTGTAGCAGTAGCGTGTTCCTTCCGGGTCTTCTTTCATGTCGCGGCGTATGTACTCCATGAGGTCGTGCATGCCGCGGTTCTTGATGCTGGCTGAGGTGGTACGGATGAACCGTTTCTTCAGGTGCCTGTCCACTACGGCCATGATTGCGTGGACGGCGATGCGGTCCTTCATGGTGAGTATCTGGATACGTCGCATTTTTCCACCCTCCACGATTTCCCTCTCCCGGTAATCCTTGACGGTGAATGTACCCGTCTTGATTTTTCCGGTAAGTTCCTGAAGCACCTCTTCCCTGTGCGCAAGCAGGTAACGTCCCTGGCGGCTTTTTTTTCGTTTGGAGCCACGGAGGACCTGGTCGAATGATTCCGCCATATTGGAATAATCGGCAATCTCTTCCACTATATATCCTTGCCTGTGCATTATAGCATTGTTTTTTTTGATTGTTTTACAAACGGAAGATAAGGGCCTTCCTTTCCCCGGGTCTGACTTCTTCGAGCTGACTTGAGCCTACCAAACTCCACCCGACGCGTGATTTTTCAGCTTTCCGCACCTGTGCGCTTTTGCTGTGGCTTGCTTCCCTCGGCACCACGGTAGGGGACACGTCCCCGGTGTTGTACGCCGATTGTTAGATTTCCAGACGGGAGCCGACATTCGTGTTCGAGTTCGATGCATCGTTATTCGCATTCGCATTCGACACGCCGCCATTCGCATTCGCATTGTTGTACCCGCGATAGACCACACGGACTATCAGGAAGCTCCACCGGGGTGCAAAGGTACGGATAAAAGCCAGTCCCCTTGTTAGATAACGAGGAAAATCAATGCGGCGATTGCTCCTCCGGTCACGGTGAGTGTCCAGTCCGTCCAGTCCCAACGACCGCCCCGGAGCTTGTCTTTGAGCTTCAGCGAGGAGGCTGCGATGGCGGCTGCGTATAAGGCCGCGTACGGTGTCAGGGCTGGCAGCCCCACGATAAAACCGCCTACCAGGTGTTTGTAGCGGTTACTTTGTTTCAAAAATGAAAGAATCTTGTTCATAAGCAATTGGATTAAAAAATGTTTTGTATATTTGCAAACACAGAAGCATTGAGGGAATGACGAGCAGGCGTTTTAGTCCAAAGTGTCGCCCTTGGTGCTTTTGTTTTTTTTATTCTACTATTATATCATTTACTGAGTATAAAAAGTATTTTATGCGGATATAACCGTTATCCCTTCTTGTTACTTCTTTGGCAACATTAAGCCTTACCCATTTTCCATTGATTTTAACTTTGAAGTAGAAGAAGTGTTCCACATTGTCCGTCCTTGGGTGAGTCAATGCGGAATCATCCACATATTCGGCACGTTCAAGGTGTGAATCCAGGTTCTTCAAGTCCTCCTTGGAAACGATGCGTGTCCGTCCGAATGTGTCGGAGAACAAGTGCTTGTTGCCCTCTTTGGTAAAGCCGATATTCAAGTCCTTGCCATTTATGTTCTTTTCCACTTTCTTTTGAAGTAGAGGCTCCATTTCATGCAGATAATGGATACGTTCGATAGCTCGTGCGGACTTTTCCCGGTCTCCGGCGCATTTTTGCAGTATTTTGCAGGCGGCGCACAGCTCGTTGTCCGGAACGAAGGCCAGTTTAAGTTTCCCTTTGGCCATATCACAATCCCTGCACCTTTTGATGGTGTATGGGTTGTAATCCGGCATGGTCTTCTGTTCTTTTCCCGGGTTGAACCGGAAGATGCCTTTGGTGTCCCTTTGAAGGGCTGACTCGCCCAATGCCATTGCCTCATCGTAGGGCGTTTCCGGATATTTGGATTTTCGTACCTGGACTACGGTGCACCTGCAGTTCCATCCATTTGGCGGGAAATACTCTTCCCAAAAGGGGTCTGCCATAGGTCGTGTTACCCCATGCAGTTCGGCATGTTCCGGGCGAACCTTGCCATCCCCGGCCGTCCGGTACTGGAGGTTGTAGCGGTCCCCGTCTTCTGCGAACCGTTCCCACTTGGCGGCCATAGTCGCCGAAGCCTGCACAAAGTTGTACTCTGCCCGGAGGTAGCCCCGATTATAGGTTTCGTCTATCTTCCGGACATCGTTCAAAAAGCGTTCGAACGTTTTTCGATTGCCGTTCTCATCCAGCAGGGAGGGGAAGGCTTCGTTCAGTTCATGGAACGTCTTTAGGCCTGAGAATATATAATCCGACCTCTGCAGGCGCCCTCGCATGGCCTCGGACATCTCCACCTGCCGGAATGAAGAGTCCAGGACGGAGGCGTGCGTCTCTATAAAGTCCTGCGCCTCTTCTGAAGCCAGTATGTTGATTTCAAGGTTTGCCCCCTGCTCCCGGAACAGGGCTTTCATCATGCGGTCGAACATCTCTGTAAGCTTGTCACGCATCAATTTTGCCTCGTCCTCTTTTGAGAGTTGGAGGGTATGATTGCCAAGCAATGAACTGTAGCGTAGATGCAGCCCCGAATAATCCTCGGGGCTCAGTCGAAAAAACGGGATAGCGTTCCAGCCTGTTTGTCGTCTTTCTTCTTTTTCGGATCTGCCGGGTCCGGCTCTTCCTTCGGTTCCTTCTCCTCGCACGGAATGCCGTATTTTTCCTCAAAGTACTGTGGCTTCACCTTGTAGTGCTGCAGTACCATTTCTTCGTAGGCTTTCTGCTGTTCGGGAGTGTAGTCAATGGAGTAGTCCCAATCAAAACGCAGTCCCTTGACAGGAAAACCGTGACGAACCATGCGCGGAATGAGTTGGTTGTTCACTATATCCCGCAGCATGTCGCAGTCACTTTCCACGAGGTTCTGGAACACTTCAAGGTGCGTTTCAGACTGTGAGAGGCTGCTTCCGTCCTCAATGGTCATCGTTTGTCCGATGATAAGCTTTGACAGTTCGGAATTGGCCCGATCGATGCGCTTGTCATAGACATTGAATGCATCTCCCTTGCCGCTTTCCACAAATTCGATTTCGGTTTCCATTCCTGCCACCATGGAGAGAGCGGTTCCGGCTTCACGCAGCATCTTGTCAAGGCGGTCGATTTCTTTCTGGTCGCGCGAGGTGGTGCGTGCTATACGCATGGGCATTCCGAATATTTCCCCGAAGGTATCCCAAAAAGCCAGCATATTCTTTTTGGGGATAGTCTGTGAAGCTGCCTTGAGATACAGCCCGAGGTCGTCAGGTCTGCCGGCCTCAATGAGCCAGTCCGAAAAAGGCGGCTGGCGGTAGTCTATACCTGTAGTCCAGTCCTGTCCGAGGTCGGTTATGACACGCCCATATTCAGGAATGACATGCTTACGCGGAATAAGCTTCACATCCGAATAACAGATGCAGCCGTCGCCGTCAGTGCAAAGGTCGCCCAATTCGATGAGCGAATGTCCCCAGTAGATGGAATCGAGCGCATATCGCATGAGCTGTTTGAACCAGGATTGGTCGAAGAAGTGTACCGCCTCCTCGTTCTCATCCCCTTTCACGTCTACGATTTTGAAAGAGCGTGCCATGACAAACCCTCTGCGCTGCTCCACGCATCCGGAGAGGTGAAGATCTATTTCCGCGTCCCGGTAGATGTCGTACAGGCGCTGGCGGCTGGGGCTGTCCACATTGATGGCCGACTGCCAGGCATCGCGCCAGTTCTTGATGTCCTTCCGGGTGAGTGCATCGGTGGTGCGCTGCAGGTCGATGACCATTTTCTGCACCCGCTTGATGTCTTTCCCCTTGGCCAGATTAAAATTGCCGTATGGCGTTTGCAGTACGTTTTTCGGTTTACTGGAAAACATACCGCTGAAAAAGTCTTTAATATCCATAGTCCTACCAATTATGATGAAGCTGCTTCTGACAGCTGTAAACAAGTGAATTTCCGGACGGAAGCCCATCTTCTCCGACAGCCAAGGGCAAATCAGGGACAATTTTTCCGGCCTGTACGCCTTCAAGCCACTTGATGGCCCGTTCATATCGTTCCTTGCGTATCTCGCTTCCCATCTTTTGTGGCATGGCTGCGCTCATGTGGTAAAGTGAAATGTCGCAGGTGTACATGACAATGAGCCGGTTCCGGTGTTCATCCTGTGCAGAGAAAATGGCCGTACAGTCGTATTTCGGCCGTAGATAACCGGCAATTTCTTCCCGGGCTTCCGCTTCTGCATTGGTACGGTTTTCCGGGCTTACCTGGGAGATGACCTTCAATGCGTTGTCGCCGATGACAACTTTGTAATCTTCTTCTGTAATGAACATGACCTTATTATTTAGTGATGAATAATGCCATTTTTTCTATATCCCGGATAGTGGTTCCCTTGCGGAAACGGTGGCGGTGAATCAGTTCGCAGATATTCCTTTTGGGGACAACTTTCAGTTTGCCGCCCATATACAGGACGTAGTATTTTCTTCCGTAGAGCTTGGCATACTTGCAAGCACGGGCAACGGCACGTTTATAGCGCCATGCAAAAATCATTCTTTTAATCAGTTGTATCATGTTACCATATATTTTTGGCGGTCGGCCTTTTGCCGAACACCGGTTGAAAACTCTCCTGTCTTGAATTGCGCTGCAGCATCCAGATGGCTCCCTCGTCGGCATCCGGTGCATCATCGTGAATACGGCTGCCACGCTCCAGAGCCAAGGTCTGTTCGATTCCGGTCTGCATATCCGGCGATTCTTTCAACTTCTCATTGTAGAATACGAAACCGCGTTCCCATAATGGTGACACCGCTTCGATGCGCTGGAGCTTGTCCGGCTTCTTTCGTTTGTCCGGCATGATGGGCAGTTGGTATCCACGCAGATTTCCTTCTGCCTCAAACTCATCCAGAATGACATCCTGCATGAAGTTCGCTTCCATAAAGAACTGGACGGCTGCCGTATCGCGTGTACGCTCGTAGAGGTCGTAAAGCCACCGTACCATTCCGGAAACGGTATCCTGCCGGACGTAACAGTCTATAAGGTGCAGTTCCTTCCCAATCTTGCCCCAAAGGCGGCAAGCCTTGTAGTCGTTTGAAGTGGTCGATTTGAAAGAGGGGTCGGTATAGCAGACCAGCATTTCATACTTGGACAGTCTGGGCAGTTTCTTGTAACGAATCCAGTCTGCCCGGAAGATAGTGCCGTCCACGATGGGGTTGTGCATCATCTCCTTTTCCCATGCCCGGTAGCCTACGAAATCCCTGTATTCCTGCGCCTCCTCTTTCGTCCATTTTTCGCGCCATACCGGTTCTCCGTTCTTGTCTATTGCCTTGATGACGGATACATGTACCCCTTTTGTCTTGGTGAGATTGGCCAGCACCGAGTTTTTAGAAATGAGGTTCCCGACCATGATAAAGCGTCCCCGGCCCACATCCAGTGCACCAAAAAGGGCTTCTTTCACCCAGTCTGTAATGTCATGCACCCGTTTCTCATTGCGGCACAGTTCGTCGTCATCCAAGTCATCGATGACGATGTAGTCCGGGCGTGCTTCCCGGTCGCGCAGACCACGCGGAGACTGTCCGCGTCCGCAAGCCAGGAATTTCACCCCGTTGGCAGCCTTGAACTCCCCATCCTGCCAGGAGGCATTCCCCTGCTGCTTGCCGAAGTCGGCAATGATGCGCTGGTTGTGTTCCAGTTCCGCCTGAATATCGCCCAGCAGACGTGTGGCAGAGTCTTCGCTTTTGCCGACCACCACCATGAAATTGATGAGCCGCTTTGGTTGGAACATGAGCCATAATGGGACGAAGATGTCCATGTGAGTGGACTTGGCATGACCGCGCGGCCACATGAATACCGCCTTCAGGTTGGGCGTACCCCTTACTTTGGCCGCTGCCGCATTGTGGAACGGTGCATTGTGAATGGTGCGTATGGCTTCCCCGGTAGTCTTGTCACGCAAGGTGAGGAAGTGGGGAAAGTAATATTCGCAGAATGCGGCATAGTTACCCTGCAGCCGCAGAATGCGCCTGTCCCTTTGTGCCGGTGTCTCGCCTGCGAGCAGCGCCGTATCCGTAATGGACTGTACCCTTTTGCAGTGTTCTTTCCACTGTTCGTATGCCTGTTTCTTTTCCGCTGCTGTTGCCATGCCCTTGTTATTTTATGCCCATCTGTTCGGTTATGTACAGGTCCTGGTACTTGTTGATGGCCTTTACCAATTCCGGGGTCACATCCGGGTCGATCGTCGAGCGGTATTCGATCCATTTGGAAAATGCCATGAACACTTCGATGGCATCCACCACATTGGCCTTCTTGTCGAGCTTCTCGATGACCGCCGACAGTTTTGCCAGCTTGTCGCCCAGCCCGGCTATCAATGTGGGGTCATCCGACGAGTTCACTTGTGTGATAAGCGTGTCGATGGTGAGCAGAAGCTTGTTCACCAGTTCCGGGCGAGTGACGTTCTTTGCCGCCCTTGCTTCTTTCCACCCTTCGGAGGTACACCATTTGGATATGGTGACACGAGACACGTCCACCTTTTCCGCTATTTCCGTTTGCTCCATTCCGGAGAGGAATAGTGAGCGTGCGAGCGATTTCTTCTTTTCGATTTCTGCCTTTGTCATATTATAAAGAATATAGGTTTGAACGGCAGGTATTGGAATGACTGTACACCTGCCCGATTTGTTCGCAAAGTTGTCCGCTTATCGGTTTGCCGCCAAAATAATGTGTAACGGTTTCATAGAAGTGTGCAACCGTTGCACACATTTTTGGCGGCCCTGCGAGTGCTCCGTAATATTGCAGAGCCAACGCACAAAGGCGTGGCATGGAAAAATGAGTAAACGTGTAAGAATTTCAAATGACAGCCTGAACAGTTACGGAAGCCGCGTGCTGACATCGGGCATGAGTGTGGAGCAGTACTGCCGGAATCCGGTACTGCTGTACATGCACCAGCGCGGTAGCGTGATCGGTTATGTGAAGGATATCCGGGTGGAAGACGGCGAGGTGACCGGTGAACCCGTGTTTGACGAGGCGACCGACCTCAGTAAGAGGTGTAAGAAACAATTTGAGTTCGGCAGCCTGAGAATGGTAAGTGCCGGCATAGATATCCTGGAACTGAGCGAACAGCCCGAACATCTACTGCCGGGACAGACTTGTCCGACCGTGACCAAGAGTAAACTGTACGAGGTCTCTCTGGTGGACGTTGGTTCTAACGATGATGCCATCATATTGATGAAAGACGGTAAACAAATCACTTTGGGAAGGGACGGGGAATGTCCCTTGCCATCAATCAATAATCAAAAAACAGAAGAAGAAATGGAACTGAAACTTTTGGCCCTTCAATTGGGGCTGCCGGAAACGGCGACGGAGGCTGATGTAACCCGGGCATTGAATGACCTGAAAGCGGCCAAGGCTGAGAATGACTCTCTGAAAGATGAAAACGGGAAGCTGACCCTGGCCCGCATTACCGGTCTTGTGGAAAAGGCCGTAGCGGAGAAACGACTGGGGGAAGACAAGAAGGCACAGTTTATCGAACTGGGCAAGAAGGTTGGATCCGACGAGCTGAAGAATGTGCTTGATGCCATGCAACCCCAGGTGAAGATCTCCACCGTGCTGAGTTACCAGGGTGGCAAGCAGCAGGCACAGCCGTCCACCTATGCCAAGCTGAGCGATGTCCCGAGTGACGCACTGCTTGAAATGCGTGAGCAGAACCCGGAGGAGTACAAGCGTCTGTACAAGGCCGAATATGGAATGACCTGTGAAATTTGAAAACCTTTAAAATGAAGACAATGGGAAAAATTGTAATGCTTTTGACGGCACTCCTGTTCAATACGCTGACAGGTGCCGTGTGTGCTTCCGTGCTGGGATTCTCTCCTGCAGCCGGAGCTGTGGGAATGAATGCGGTGGCAGCCTTCATGGGCATGGCTCCGCAGAGCGCTTCAATACTCCGTGAAGGGGTTTATACGGAAATCTGGACGGGCGAGCTTGTCAAGGTACTCCGTGCCGGGCTGGAAGGCACGTGGCTGTCAGGAATTCCCGACCAAAGCAGTATCGTGAACAACGATGTGATTCATCTGGTAGAGGTAGGGGTGGATCCGGACGTCTTGATTAACAACAAGACCTACCCGATTGACGTACAGGCTTTGGAAGACAAGGACATCGCCATCAAGCTTGACAAATTCCAGACCAAGGCCACGCCGATTACGGATGACGAACTTTATGCCATCAGCTATGACAAGACCGCCCGTGTAAAGGAAGGTCATGCCAACAGTATCAATGATGCGAAGTTCACCAAGGCGGCCCATGCCCTTTGCGCGAACAAGAATACGGCAACGACCCCGGTGCTTAAGACTACCGGCGAGAAAGATCCGGCCACAAACCGTCTGCGCCTTACCGTGAATGACCTTGTGGAAATGAAGCGTGCCCTTGACAACCTGCGCGTGCCGTCAGACGGCCGCAGACTGGTGCTTTGCCCCGACCATGTGAATGACCTGCTGCTGACCAGCCAGGCATTCCGCGAGCAGTACAACATTGACCGCAACAGCGGCAAGGTAGGCAACCTGTATGGCTTTGAAATCTATGAGTACGGCAACAATCCGCTTTATACTACAGCCGGAGTGAAAAAGGCATTGGGTGCAACGGCAGAAGCCGGTGAATTCCCGTGTTCGTTTGCCTTCTACAAACAGCGGGTTTTCAAGGCAACAGGCTCTACCAAGATGTATTATTCCGAGTCAAAGAACGACCCGTTGAACCAGCGTAACCTGATTAACTTCCGCCATTACTTCATCTGCATGCCCAAGAAAGAGGATGCCGGAGTGGTAATGATGAGCGGCTATCAAGCATGATGATTATGGCAAAGTTGAAATATCTGGTAATACACTGTACGGCAACTCCGGAGGGACGTGAGGTTTCATCTGCGGACATTCGCAAATGGCATACATCTCCGGTTGCCCAGGGAGGAAGAGGATGGAAGCAGGTTGGCTATACCGACCTGTTCCACCTGAACGGAGGCGTGGAACGTCTGGTAGAAAACAATGAGGATGCACAGGTGGACCCTTGGGAAGTGACCAACGGAGCCAAGGGATATAACAGTGTGAGCCGTCACATCGTGTATGCCGGAGGCGTGGAAAAAGACGGTAAGACCCCGAAAGACACCCGCACTGGCTGTCAGAAAAAGGCACTGGAGAAGTATGTGAAGGATTTTCACCGGAAATTTCCTGATGTACGCATTGTAGGACACAACGAACTGGCAGCGAAAGCCTGTCCGAGTTTCGATGTGCAGGAATGGTTGAAAGAAATAGGTATTAATCAATAATAAAACCGGGTGGTATGGACTTGAGCGAATTTATGAACATTATCCTTGGCGGCGGCCTGGTTGGTACGGTGGCGACCATTGGCTCCTTGCGGGCTACTGTGAGAAAAGCGAAAGCGGAAGCGATGAAGGCCGAGGCCGGTGCAGAGGCTATGCGCATAGATAACGCCGAACATGCCACCCGCATTTTGATGGAGAATATTGTAAAACCTCTGAAAGATGAATTTTGTGAAACAAAGAAAGAACTGGCCCGCAATACACGTGAGATGGCCCGTCTTAGAAAAGCTATTGATACAGCCGGGAACTGTCCTCATCGTGACGATTGCCCTGTGCTTGACAGGTTGCGCGAGTCACCGAAAGAGCATGAACCGGGAAGTCCGGACGGAAACGGCAAGCGCCGACAGCGCGAGCGGAAGTCGACGGGCGGGACTGGTGATGGCGGGGGTACCGGCGAGTTCGGTGAAGCTGACTATACCGGCGGACAGCCTCCGTAAACTTCCTGAAGGGGCGGTGTATCGCGGGAAGAGTGGACAGGCGAATCTGACCGTAGGCAGCGACGACAGCGGGAACATCGTGGCCGAAGCCTCGTGTGACAGTCTGCAGCAGCTGGTGCTATGGTATGAAGAAGAGCTGGCGCGTATCCGTAGCGAGACCAAGAACGAAATTTCAAATGACGTTCAAACGGAGGAAAAACGTCCTCCGAACCCGGTGCGGGTGTTTACTTGGGGAATGGTTGCCGGCTTGCTTGTCGGTATGTTATTAACAATGAAACTGAAAAAAAGATGAACAAGAATTTTATGTACGGCATAGGAGCCGTAAAGTATAAGGATTTCACAATCGGGTATATTGAAAAGAACTCGTTTGACCTGGGCGGCAAGAAACCCGAGGCCGCGAAGATCGAGGCCGAACAGGTGCAGGGTGCCCCGGTGCTGGTCATCCCACAGAGTAACGGCGGCATCGCCCCGACATTTAACGTTATCCAGATGAACTATTCGAACCTGCACAAACTGCTTGGCGGCAGCCTGCATTATAAGAAAGAAGATTCGGAAAAGAAAACTCCGATCGGCTGGACAGCCCCATCGGAGGTGCTTGTCATGCAGGGACCATGGGAACTCTCCCTCGTGTCCGGACAGAGCGTACTGATTCCCAACGCCACGCTGCTTTCCAATCCTGCAGGCAAGCTGACCCTTACGGAAACCTCCAAGATAGAGGTTACGCTCGAAGTGGCGATGCCGGAGGACGGTTCGCAGCCTTACGGCGTGTTCGATACGGAAGCAATACCGGACGAGTGGGGGCAGTACAAGCTGCCGCCGGCGGAAGCCGCGGCTGCAGCATCGCTCCAAAGCGAGGAGGGCTAACGTATGGCTGACCGGCTGGAACAACTGATAGAGATGGAGTGTGCGGACGCGCTGCTTGACAGTGGCGTGTCCGTTTTGCTTAAAAGGTGGAAGTTTCCGTGGCTGAAACGCCCGGTGGAGGTACGTGTGACGATGAAGCGTCCGAGACTGCGGGGTCAGATATTGTTGGCCAGGGAATATCTGAAGATGGGTATCAACCCCGACTGGCAACCGAAGGACAAGGCCGAGGAACTGGCCTTTGTGGCGGAGCATGGCAAGGCCGTGAGCCGTCTGCTGGCCTATACGGTATGCCGGGGCTACGTGTCGCGGCACGTGGGTATCGGGGTGACGGCATGGGTGCTGCGGAACTTTGTGGAGTGGCGCTATCTGACGGCTATGTTCCGGACATTCGAGCGTCTGATGGGCACGAAGGATTTTATGCGTATTATCAGCTCGACAGCGCGGGCGAACCCGATGACTCCGAGACTGAGCCAGGCAAGGAAGGGGAGTTAAGAACCCGGTATGAGGGTTCCCATAGCCCTTTCGGCTTCGTGTGGCAGATAGCGAGTGCAACGGGCTGGAGTGTGGACTACATTCTGGACGGTGTGAATTACCAGACGCTGATCATGATGCTGAACGACGCGCCGCGGTATGTGCGGAAAAAGCAAGGCGGCGGAAACGGTGCTCCCAGACCGGAACACAGCGCCGAGGATGAAGCGAACGATATAGTAGGATTTTTTCAAAGCAAACTGGAATGAGCAAACCTGTAGAAGTTGAATTTTTGATGAAGGACAAACTCACGCCCGGCATGAACAAGGCCGAGCGTGAGGCGCTGGAACTGCGTAATACCGTCAGACTGCTGGAGGCTGAACTGGAAAGGCTGCGCCTTGCCGGGGAGACGGCTGCCCCCAATCTGGACCAGAGTGCCAATATCGCGCAGATCCATGCACTGGAGAAGCAGCTTGAGGAATTGCGTGGCAAACTGAAACTGCTGCAGGAGGAATCGGAATCCGTGCAGGTCACCCCTGCAGACATGCCCAATGCACAGCGCCAGTTCAACGGGCTTCACAACAGCATCCAGCAGATGGCACGTGAAATGCCTTCTTTGGCCATGGGACCGCAGATGTTCTTTCTGGCCATATCCAACAACCTGCCGATTTTTACGGACGAACTGGCCCGTGCCCGTAAGGAATATGATGAGCTGCAGAAGTCAGGCAAGAAAGGCACACCGGTATGGAAACAGGTCCTGTCCTCGCTCTTTTCCTGGCAGACGGCCATGACCACCGGCATCATGCTGCTGGTAATGTACGGTGATGAAATCTGGGATTGGACGAAAAACCTGTTCAGTGCCAAAAAAGGCGTGGATGAATTCAACATATCACTCAAGGAAATGACCGAGATAGAGAAGGACGGCCGTGCCCAGATGGTGCGTACCCGCTTCGAACTGAAATCGGTCATCGATGAAATAAAGAACTTCACCGGCAGCAAGGAACAGGAAAAGGCGAAGGTAGAGGAACTGAACCGCAAGTACGGGGAATCTTTCGGGTATTATAAAACACTTTCCGAATGGTATGATACCCTTATCCAAAAGAGCGAGGACTATGTACAGGTTCTGCTGCACCAGGCCAATGTCCAGAACCTTGTAAAAAAAGCTGCAGAAGCCGATGAAGAGGTGAATAAAATCAAGGCGCAGAAACCGGAAGAGGCGGAAAGCGCCATGGGTTTTTTCGGGAAATGGGGACAATATATCATACAGTCAAGCATGGCAGAATCCGGGCAGTTCTATGACGCACAGGCTGCCATTAAGAAACATGATCAGGAAGCTTATGACATACTGTTGAAAAATGCCGAAAACAAACGCGACGGTTATCTGAAAAAAGCGGAGGAAGAGGTAAAGAAAGCGGCAGAAGCAGCCAAAAAAGGAAATATCGGCGGATATATCGACCCCAAGCAGTCCGGGAAGAATCCGGAAGCGGAAGCCAAGCAACGGCTTGCCATAGAGCGCAGGCTGGCGCAGGATCTTGCCGCCCTGCAGGCCGAGAACCGGAAGGAAGAGATAGACCGTATGCAAGCCGGTACCGAAAAGAAACTGGCACAAATCGAATATGACTATAACGCCCGGAAAGAAGAGATAAACCGGCAGGAAGCCGACTGGAAGCGTGAGAACAAGGAAGCCGGTCTTTCCACCGGAGATAACGGACTTACCCGGGAGCAACAGGATGAACTTGAAAAAGCCCGTGCCTCAAACACCGAGTCAAGGAAAAAAGCGGAGGCGGACGTGTACAGGGAAGAGGCGGAAGCCATGCGTGACTATCTGAAGGAATACGGGACCTTCCAGCAGCAGAAACTGGCCATCGCTGAAGAATATGCCGAGAAAATCCGCAAGGCACAGTCCCAGGGTGAAAGGCTGACTTTGGAGAAACAGCGTGATGCGGCTGTGCATAAAGTGGATATGGAAGCTCTGACCCAAAAGATAGACTGGGGAGCAGCATTCGGGGATTTGACAGGCCTGCTTGCAGACCAGATGAAGAACCTGCTTGGCGAACTTAAACAGTATGTCAAGACGGATGAGTTCAAAAAAACGGGAGCCGCAGACCAGCAGGTCGTCTACGATGCCATTGAACGTATTCAAAGCATGCTTCCCGGTGGTAACGGCACATTGGATTTTGCCCGGTTACAAACGCAGATGCACGCTTTGGGGGATGCCGTAACACGTGTGCAAAATGCGGAACTGCAGCAGGAAGCGGCATTCGCCCGGTTAAAAGCGGCGCAGACCGATTACAACAAGGCTCTTGAAAGCGGTAACCAGGCAGAAATAGAACGTACCAAAATCGCTCTTCAAACGGCCCAATCGTCCAGTGCTTCAGCTGACGAAGAATACCTGAACGCCACCTCTGAAATGAAGGCGCTTGCCGGGGAGGTGAAAAGTGCCTCCCGGGACACGGTTGACGGGTTGAACATGGTATCCAACGGATTGCACGGCTTTGCAAGCGGAACCTTGCAGGGATCATTTGAAGGAATCCAGAATATGCTTACCGGTCTGTCAAAACTGAATATCGGAGGCAAGGTCGGTGATGCCATCAGCCGGATGTCCGAGACCCTGTCAAGTGCCGGAGTCATCGGGCAGATCATATCGGCCATTCTCTCCATACTGGATTTGCTGAAAGACGGTATTGGCCCGATTATCTCATCATTGATAGACACCATTTTCAATGCGATAACCGGAATACTCGACAATATCCTCAGCGGAGACCTGTTCAAACAGATAGGCGGTTCCCTTGTGAAAGGTATCGGGGGATTGCTGAACACGGTGTCTTTCGGAGGTTTCAACAAACTGTTCGGCATCGACGGAAACGCCAGGGAAGTGCAGGCGGCTATAGACCGCCTTACAGACCGGAACGAGAAACTGCAGACCTCCATTGAGGACCTGACCGATACCATCAAGGCAAGCAAGGGGACTAAATCGGTGGAAGCTTACCGGGATGCTTACAAATACCAGAAAGAGACGAATGCAAACTATCTGCAGATAGCGCAGGAACAGGCACGCTACAGCAAAAGCCACCACTCGTGGAACTACTACTGGGGTGGTTTCAACCAAGCACAGATAGACAAACTGAGCGGACAGATCGGCCGCCGGTGGGACGGGAACCTGTGGAGCCTGAGCCCGGAGGAGATGAAGGCGCTGCGCAGCAACGTGGACATGTGGACGCAGATACAGAATACCGGTAAGGGCGGCTATGGCGGGCGACTGACCGAGAAGCTGGATGACTACATAGACCAGGCCGGCAAGCTGGAGGAACTGACCGACCAGCTGTATGAAGGGCTGACGGGCATTTCATTCGATGGTATGTACAGCAGCTTCATCGACAACCTGATGAACATGAAGTACGGTGCCAAGGATGCGGCGGAGGATATATCCGAGTACTTTATGAAAGCCATGCTGAGTAACAAGATAGGCGAGCTGTATAGCGAGAAATTGAAAGGCTGGTGGGAGAAGTTCGGCAAGGCCATGGAGGACAACGAACTGACCGAGGCGGAACGGAACGCGCTGATGGAAGAGTACATGCAGTATATGGATGAAGCCCTTGCCCTGCGTGACAACCTGGCGGCGGCCACGGGCTACGACAAGACCGAAGCCGGCGGCACCAGTCAAAGCGCGAAAGCGGGCGGCTACACGGCCATGACGTATGACCAGGGCACGAAGCTGGAGGGGATGTTTACCGGCGGTTTGCAACATTGGTCGAGCATGGACGACCGGCTGGAAAGCGTGTCGGAGAAGATGGACACGGCCGAAGGCCACCTGGCCCGGATAGCCGAGAACACCGGTGTGAGTGCCGGCCACCTGGGCGAGATAAAGGATGAGATAAAGAAAATGATACGTGACGGACTAAAAGTGAAATGACATGGCAGATATATTGGGCGGGCTGGTGCTGGTGAACGGCACGGACATCTGGATGGAATACGGCGTGTTCCTGGTGGAGGACCGGCGCGGTGGCATGGATAACCTCTCGGCGATCCTGACCCCGAGCAAGACGAAGAAGGAGACGGCCGTGGACATACGGGAGGAGGACGGGGAGAAATACAGTGCGGTCCTTACCCCGAGGAACGAGGCGCGTGACGTGACGCTGCACTTTGCCCTGTATAACAAGACAAAGGAGGGATGGCTGCGGAAATACTTCGCGTTCATCAATTTTCTGAAAAAAGGGAAAGACGGGTGGCTCGACATCGCGTTTCCCCAGCTTGATCTGACCCTGCACGTGAAATACACGGACAGTCCGAAGTTCACCCCGCTGACCTATTTGTGGAAGGAAGGGGTCCACGCCGGGAAATTCAAGGTGAAGTTCCGCGAGCCGGTACCGATTATATAACCATTCAAAGACGATTCGAATATGCTTTTAACGATATACGATAAAGCCGGGGCCAAGCGTGCGGACGTGGCTGCAAGTGACAGTTCGACGCAGAGCAAGGAGGTGCAGGGCGACAACGTGCTGGCGCTCTCCTTCACGCATTATGCCCATATTCCTCTTGATGTGGGCGACTTTACGGACTACATGGGCGAGCGGTACTGGCTGACGGAGCGGTACACCCCGAAAGAGAAAAGCGGGAGCGAGTGGGAGTATAACCTGAAGCTGTACGGTATCGAGAGCCTGATCAGGCGTTTTCTTGTGCTGGAAACAACGGACGGCGACACCAATCCCTTGTTTACATTGACGGCCACGCCCCGTGACCATGTCGCGATGGTAGTAAAGGCCATTAACGATGGCATGGGTAACATTACCGATTGGAAAGTCGGGCAGGTGGACGGTACCGACCTTATCGTGATCGACTACGAGGGCATGTACTGCGACCAGGCTTTGAAGGAGATCGCCGGCAAGGTGGGAGGCAAGGCCGAGTGGTGGGTCGAAGGGCAGACGGTAAACGTGTGCCGTTGCGAACACGGCGAGGAGATCACGTTGGGATACGGCAAGGGGCTGACCTCCCTGGAGCGGGATACGAGCAATACGGCGAAGTTCTACACGCGCCTTTTTCCGATCGGGAGCAGCCGGAACATCGACGCCGAGAAGTACGGCAGCCCCCGTCTGATGCTCCCCGGAAAAAAGAAGTACGTGGAGGTGGGCGTGGACGAGTACGGTATCTATGACCACTACGAACAGGCCGCCTTCAGCGATATCTATCCCCGGCGGGTGGGCACGGTAAGCAGTGTCCGGAGCGAGGAGGTGACGGATGAAGAGGGCAAGGCCTTTACCGTCTATTACTTCAAGGACGGCGGGATGGATTTCGATCCTAACGATTATGAGTTGGCCGGTGAGACGAAACGCGTCTCCTTCCAAAGCGGTGACCTTTCCGGGCTGGGAGAGGGGGACGACCATTATTTCGAGGTGAATTTCGATAGCGCCACCCGTGAGTTTGAGATCATCACGATCTGGCCTTACGGTGATGATACGCAGCTTCCGGGCGGCAAGCTCGTCCCGAAGGCCGGGGACACCTATGTCCTTTGGAACATCCGGATGCCGGATAAGTATTACCGGCTGGCAGAGGAGGAATTTGCGACTGCGGTGGACGAATACAACAAGGACCACTGGCTGGATATCGCCGCTTACAAGGCTCCGACCGATCATGTGTGGATCGAGCAGCAGGAAGTCGATTTGTTTGTCGGCCGGCGTGTGCGTTTGGAGAGTGCCGAGTATTTCCCAAAGGACGGCTACCGCAGGAGCCGCATTACGAAGATCACCCGTAAGGTAAACCTTCCCGGGGAGATGGACCTGGAGATCAGCGACGCCCTGCAGGTATCGAAATTTGACAGGGTAAACGACAGTATAGGGGAATTGAAAAGCTATACGAAAGCCAAGGCCGAAAGTTCCGGGCTTCCCGATATTATCCGGAGCTTCGATAATACGCTGCCGACCGACAACAACCTTTTCTCGGCAAAAAGAAGCCAAAGGGAATTCCTGAGTAAACGCCATCGGGATACCGCTGCCGAGGTGATCGGTTTTCTGAAAGGGGCTTATTTTGGGGATTACAAAGCCGGTGAATCCGGAGGCAATGTTGACGGCGACGGGAACGCCGAGTTTCTGACGGCTGTTATCCGGGAATTGCTCCGCAGTACCCGTTTCGTGGACGGCATGTTCGGCGAGGGTTGGCAGCTATGGATAGATAAAATAACGGGGCTGAGTAATCTCACGATAGACAAGGCGACCATCCGGCAGACGTTGGTAGCCTTGGAACTGCTCATAGAAACGGTTCGCAGCGTAAGGGGGCAGCTGGTTGTATCCGCAGCCAACGGTAAGATCAAGACCGTGACCAAGGAGGGCAACAATTACCGTATCATCTTTGAGCAGGAGAACACGTTCGTGGCGCACGACCTGATGCGCTGTGCCGTTTTTACGGGGGCGGAGATTCGGGGTTACTGGGTGGAAGTGTCGGAAGGCGACACGGAAGGGATAACGGTACCCCAGAGGGAGTTTGGCGGGACGGAACCGAAGGCGGGTGACGAGTGTGTATTGATGGGTAACACGGAAAACCCGCTCCGGCAGAACCTGATCAGCATATCGGCCACCGAGGACGGGCAGCCACGTGTTGACATACTGGATGGCGTGATGGCGAAAAACTTCAACGGCTGTTTGCGCTGCCGGGTGGGTAATCTTGACGGTATCAAGGACAGCGCTTTCCCGGCGAATAGCCAACCACACGGGAACGGTCTCTATGGCGACAACGTATATTTGAAAGGTACGTTCGTCCTCATGACCGGCGAGGATATCCTGACGAAATTTGAAATTACGGAGGGTAAGATACAATCAGCCGTGGAGGGTCTGCGCGACGAGGTGAGGGAGGAGCAGAGCTTTTTCGATAACACCACGTTTACCGAGGGGATGAGTAAATGGATAAGCGGGTACAAGGCCGCGTTCCTGACTTTCGGCGGCAAGTGGATTCTTGCCGGTAACAAACTGTTAGCATCGAGCGAGAACGGCAATGTGGAGGTCGTAAAGACCGGTAAGGTCCCCTATGTCCGTATAACCAACAGTTACATCATGCAGAAGAACGGGGATTTCCGCACGATCCCCGATTTCAAGGAGTTGAACGGGGACGGGCTTCGCATTCCGGGCTATGTCTACCTGTCCTTCCATTACAAGGTGATCGAGGCCGGACACCTGCGTATCGAGTTTGTCAATTCCAACAAGAACGGATACGAGAATTTCAACATGTTCGCTTACGACGGTGATTTGCCGGTCGGTGGGGAGAAGGTATTCAACCATTCCGGGCTGTGGAACGGGACCGGTGACTTCAAGCTGTCGTTCACGGGTGTTATCCAAGTGTCCTTGTTGGTGTTCTCGACAGACCGGACGGATGCCCTGGCGTACAAGTATGCCACGTTCTTCGACCAGTCGGAGAAGATGATCCGAATCGCGGCGGCGAATTTCGATAAGGACGGCAATGTGCTGGAGGCATCCTCCATTATCACGACGGCCAAATATAACAGGCTGATTTCTGTCCATTTCGATGAGAACGGGGAATTGCGGAATAAATCCGGGTTGGTGACTACCGCCAATTTTTCCAAGCTGTTCGCTGAGGGCGTTACAAGCAACGGGCTTGTAAAGAGTGCGGATTTGAAGGTCTATGTCAAGCGTGACGAGTTCGGCAATCTTGTTTCCGGTGTCACCATTAAAGCCGACCAAATCAAACTGGAGGGGCTTGTTACGGCTAACGGCTATTTCAAGGTCCTCACGGACGGGAGTATCGAGACCCGGAATGCGAACATCAGCGGTACTGTCAAGGCGAGCGGCGGTAAGATTGGCGGCTTTACCATCGATTCCGGCCGTCTGTATTGGAAGAGCCGCGATTATTTCGGAAACGATTCCCGGAGTTTGAAACTGGGAGTCTCGAGTTCCTCGACGGAGGGGATCGTGGACGTGGCCTTCAATGGCGCTACCAGTGGGCGGTTTGGCGTAAAATCAGTCGGGGCGACATCCGGTGGGGCCGCTATATATGCATCGATAGGCTCCTTAACCTACCCGGCCAGCGGTATGACCTATGCCGGGTTCTTTGTGGGTCCGGTAGATGTAAGGGATACCGGTAGCGGATTGACAAGTGATGTTTGTGCGTCGAAAGGGTTCCGGTACATCAAGAGCCGCAATTCCGACGGTACATACGTGTATAACGAGGGTGTGAACTGGGGGGATGGTGCCGCCCAGAATCCCGACCTTGACAAAATAAGACTTATCGTGAGGGGCGGCATCATAGTCGGCTATACAGGGGAATAAACATTTAAAACCAAAGAGATATGAAAGTTGACTTAAACAGGAGATTCAGGGGCTTTGACGGGAACGAGCTTGGCGGTGACAACATCGCCACCGCCGTGGCGGAGGCCCTGTTCAATTACGGAAAAGACAAACCGGTAGGCCGTGATGAGAAGTTCAAGGCTTACGTCCTGTGCCAGCGTATCATCCAGGGCGGTGGAATCCTGGAGATCACCACCGAGGAGGGTACGCTTATCAAGGAGGTATGCGGCGAGAGCCTGACGGCCGGCGGTTACGGCCAGGTTTATGAACTGATAGAGGGAGGGGTTTGATATGGCACTGACAGAATCGGATATCGCCCAGGTTTTGGAGGCGGTCAAGGCGGAATCGAAGAGTGTCGAATCCCTTGAGACGGTCGGCTCGCTGAGCGGGGTCAAATCCCTGCCGGGACAGAAAGGTGACAAACTGGTGAACGTCCCGATCACCTTATTGAGCAAGCCGGCCGATGACGCGGCGGCCCGGGCGATCAAGGCCGCTGAAAGGGTGGAGGGATTGGCTCCCGAAATGGAAGCGGCCACCCAGGAGACAAAAAAGGCCATTCAAACGGCGGGTGAATCGGCGGCAAAGGCGGAGGCGGCCGCGAAGAAGGCCGAGGATGCGATAGCCCAAGGCTACAAACATAAGGAGATGAGTGAGGAGGAGTTTGAAAGTCTCCCGGAAAAGGACGGCAAGACCATTTACCTGATTTACGAGGAGGAATAGGTATGATAAGTGTTGGAAACAAAGAGGTGACAGCCATCCGTGTAGGCGAACGGGTGGTGGCGACGGTCTATATAGGGGCCAGGCTGGTTTGGCAAGCCATCCGGAGCTGTTTCGGCGCGGGCTTTTGGCGCAGTGACAAACCCTGGAGCCGAACGGATGGCTGGAAACGGATGAAATAACTTTTAAAGAATAACGATATGGCGAAAAAAGTGTATGACGAGGACGGTCTGGATATGCAGAAGACCGATTGGTCCGGTGACGAATCCACGGGTAATCTTCCGGTGAGCGGCCGGTTGGTGGAGAAATATATCAAAAGTATTGATGACAAGGCCACCCCTACGGAGGAGCTGGCCGCCGGTGAGACGAAAGCCCCCACGAGCGGCGCGGTGTTCGCCTCGCTGGTGGGTACCGTGACGAATATCGACGTGACGGACAGCGAGGACGGCACTCAGTACGTGATGACAGTCACGCAGAAGGATAGCGAAGGGGGAGAAAGCGACAGGGAGGTGCGCTTTTCCAAGTATAGCGACGACGACAAGGTGGTGGTGAATATAGACCTGACCGATGCTTCGGGTTCCTCCTTGCCCGCTTCCCAGTATTTGTCGTTGGGTACCGGTTTCGTGGTGAGATATGCCGTTGGCGTGGGCACGGCCGGTGGCGGCGAGGTGAGTGGCTACAGCGACCTGAAGGCCAAGGTGGTCGTAAAACGTGGCTCCACGGTCCTTTCGGAATTCCAGGATGCGGAGTTTGTCGGCGTTACGGCCGGTCAGAGCTATACTTTTGACGCGTCGCCTTACCTGAAGGATGCCACGACCTACACCGTGCAGGTGGAGGCGCAGGCCGGTTATGATGGCGGTACGCTGATGAAAACCGCTACCGCCAGGGTGACGATGGTGGCTATGGAACTAAGTACCACTTATTCGGTTGGGAACGGACTGGCTGACGGGGGATACCGGAACGACGTGAACATCCCATTTACAGCTAAGGGAACGAGTGGCGAGAAGAACATCTACTACCGTATCAACGGCGGGCAGCCCTATACGCTTGGCCTGTCAGCCGGTTCCGGTGTCCAGCAGAAGAACGTCACCGTTGCGCTGAGTGAAATGCGGGAGGGCATGAACGTGGTGGAAGCCTATGCGCTGCACGAGAACTCCGGCGTGGTGAGCGAGATACACTACCTGACCCTGCTGAAAGCCGGGGAAGGTGTGACGGCCTATGCCGGCATGATGTTCAACCACCGGGCGGCAGGGTTCCAGCGTGACTGGAAGCACCCCGTACTGGAGGCAGAGCAGTTCACGGCGTGGAACTTCACGTATGCCGGCTATGACAGGGATGCGTACACGGCCCGTGTGAAAGTGACCAGCCGGGGCAGTGTGGTGAAGGAAGACCTGCTGCAGCGCGGTGAGACCGGCAGCTACGGGCGTACGAACGTGAACGTGGAACCGCTGGATTACCGTGTGTCGTGCGGTGATGCCGTGCTTGAGGTGCAGGTGAACACCACATCGCACCCCGACATTGAAGCCACGCTGGCACCGGATGCCGTGTGCACGTTCGATGCCTTCGGGCGAAGCAACACGGAAAACAACCCGGAAAGCTGGGTGAGCGGGGACAAACGGATGGAATTCCGTGATGTGCTGTGGAGCGTGAACGAATACGGCGCAGGAAGCGGCTGGCACAAGGACCGCCTGCTGCTGGCCGGCGGTGCGGGCATGACACTGACGGCAGACGGCGGTTATCGCCCGTTCAATGAGGCGGACAAGCCCGAGGGTTTTGCCATCCGCGACGTGGGCATGACGTTGGAGATAGAATACAGCACGGCCAACGTGACTGACACCGACGCGGAGCTGATCACCTGTCTGGGCACCCTGCAAAACGGCAACCGTTACGGGCTGGTGGTGACCCCGGAGGAGGCGAAGTTCCTTACCGGCGTGGTGACGGAGGCGATGGATGCCGGTCAGGTCCTGCGCTATGAGGACTCGGTGGGTACGAAGTTTGAACCCGGTAAGAATATCCGTATCACTTACGTGTTCTACCCGGACGTGGAGACCAACGAGCAGCGGACGCTGATCGGCTTCTATGTGAACGGGGAGGAGTCGGCCGCCTCGAAGTGGCTGGACAAGGTGAACTTCGACATCCGGAGCCAGCTGGAGTTTAAATCGGAGGGGGCTGATCTGAACGTGAAGAGCGTGCGCATCTATAACAAGGCGCTGACCTCGGACGAGGTGCTTAACAACTACATCGTGGACCGCAACCATCTGGAGGATGCCGACGGGGAACCGGGCGTGCGCTCGCTGGATGAGGACAACCGCGTGCTGAACGAGGGGGACACGGTGAGCATGGAGAAGCTGATGGGACTGATGAAGAAGCGGCGGAACTCGATCCTGGTACTGATAGGCACGGGCAGCGTGGGCAGTGAGGTGCCAAGCGAGAGCGACACGCTGAACGTGATGGACGCGCTGGCCCAGCTGAACAACAAGAAGGCCAACAAGCTGTGCCGGGAAGTTAGATTCTACAACGGTGAGAACCGGGCGCTGGACTGGATAGCCCGTGACATTTATCTGCGTATCCAGGGTACCAGTTCGGTGAACTATGCCCGCAAGAACCTGCGCTTCTACTTCCAGAAGACAGCCAGCGGTTACACGGCACGGATGAGCTACGGCGAGATAGACGGTAACGGGCAGCAGAGCAACCCGACAGCTACGGAGGGTAAGAAGAACCTGTTCCGACTGCGGGACAACTCGGTGGGGGCGAAACTCGCCTGTGCGAAGTGTGACTTTTCGGACTCCTCCATGACCACCAACACCGGTGGCGCGAAGTTCATCCATGACGGCATGAAGGAAATGGGTATCCTGACCCCTGCCCAGCAGTATGCCGCCGACCATGCGGATACGTGCAAGGAAGACATACGCTCGGCCATTGACGGCTTGCCCTGTGACCTGTTTGTGGCAAAGAGTGTGGATGAGGATCTGACCTACTACGGCCAGTACAACATGAACAACGAGAAGAGCGACAGCTACCCGATATTCGGCCAGGACAAGACCATCGGCGAAGAACAGTGGGGGACCGGTGATACGCTGAACTACCTGCAGGCGAACGGCGACAGGCCGAAGGAATACCTGCCCATCTGCATCGAGACGTTGAACAACTCGAACGACCTGTGCCTGTTCCGCTGGCTGCCGTCCACGGAGCCCGACCATACGGACTTCATGGATTTCAACTTTGACGGCGGTTTTGAGTTCAACCATCCGAAAGACGTGTTCTGGAACGATGGCGGAGGTGATGCCGAAGAAGAACCGAACATCAAGGAACACCTGGGCACCGGTGACAAGTACGACAAGATGTACAAGGCGCTTGACCGCATGATGAGTTTCCTTTATAAATGCGTGAAGGAAACGCCTGCCGGCAAGAATCTGGCCTATAACAAGGAGACGCACACCTTTGACGGGGTGGACTATGAGGATGACGGCAACAAGTTCCCGACGGCCAAATGGGTGAGCCCGACCTTCAAGGCGGAAGCCGGGAAGTATTTCAACCTTCCCAACCTGGCCGCCTACTACCTGTATGTACAGTTCAACCTGGGTGTGGACCAGCTGGCGAAAAATATGCTGGTGCGGACATGGGACGGCGTGATGTGGTGGATAACCTATTACGACGGTGACTGCCAGCTGGGTTCGGACAACAAGTCGTTCCTGACCGGGAAGTATGACGACAACCGGCAGACGAAGCGAGACGGGGCCTATGTGATGCAGGGACACAACAGCTGGCTGTGGAACCTGATACTGGGCAATATGGGCAATCTGCTGGAGGAAGTGATGACCAGGGGTGTGAACGGCGGTACCAGCTTCATGAGTGCCTTCAGCATCCAGAAGGCCGTTGACCATTTCGACACCGAGCAGATGAAGAAGTGGTGCAGCCGGCTGTACAACAAATCAGGCATCTTCAAGTATGTGTATCCGTTCCTGAACGAGATGCCGGTGGGGGCTGACGGTGCCAAACAGACGTATCCGCAGATCTACGGTCTGAAGGGTTCGTTGAAAGCTCACCGTAACTATTTCATCCAGCGCAGGTATGACCTGAAGCAGGTGGAGTACGGTTATGTCTCTACGCTGGGCGCCCAGTTCTACCAGAGTACGGCATCGCTGGACAAGGCATACAAACTGAAGCCGATGCAGTACCGGCTGACCATCCCGTACCGTGTGCAGCTTTCCACCAGCAACGGCGTGCAGGCCGACAGCGGCGTGGTGGATGCGGACGTGCTCCACTCCCTGCAGCTGACCCGTGCCTTCGGTGAGAACGACCCGCTGAAGATTATCGGCGCGGCCAAAGTCAAGGAGCTGGTGTGGCATGAGGACGCGTTCGCCATCGGATTCAATTTCGGCTTGCTTACCTCATTGGTTAAACTTGACATGAGCGTGGAGAAAGCCAGCGGTTATCGTAACGGTTCATTCATGGCCTCGACGAACGGCATGCTTCTTCTGGAAGAGCTTAATATGCGCAACAACCTGCTGGCACGGAATGGCGATAACGGCAACGTGACGACCTTGGACTTGAGCTGGCAGGGACGGTTGAAGAAGCTGGACGTGAGAGGCACGGGGCTTACCCGCGTGAAACTTGCCACCGGTGCGCCTGTTGTGCAGTTATGCTTGCCGGAAACGATAGAGGAACTGTTTCTGGAATATCTTCCCAGGTTGGCAGAGAGCGGATTGGTACTGGATGGCATCGGTAACGTGCGAGGCTACCGGTTCATGGGTTGTCCGGGCATTGACGGGTTTGCCATGCTGGAACGTCTTCATCAGGCCAAGTTGAACGGTAGCGGTAAACTGGAGCGTTTTGTCCTTGACATCGATATGGAGGATGACGGCAGGCTGCTCGGGAAATACTACGATTATGGTACCTATACCTCCACCGGAGCGATAGACAACCGTCATTCCGGATTGCGTGGCAGGCTCTGCCTGACAAAGTACATGGATGACGAACAGGCCGACCGGTATCGTGAGCGGTATCCGGAACTGGAGATCGTACAACCGGCCTACAGCATCATCGAGTCGGACGAAAGCGCTCCGGACGATGCCAACATTTCCAACCCGGACAACGAGACCGGTTATAAGTATGGCAATACTTACGTCATGAATGCCCACGTGGCGGCGATCCTCAAGAAGCGCCACCGTGTGCTTGCCAAGGTGACGAAAAAGCCCACGAGCCGTAAAGTGGAGATGGCGGGCCAGACGGTTGACGTGAACAATCCGGACGGCGAGATGACCTATTGTCCGTTGGATGATACCAGCAGTAATAAATACTACGATGGCAGCGCAGCCAAACTTGACAGCAGCGAGGGCGACTGGATGATGTACGAACCGTTCTTTTGGTCGAAAGGTGTCAATGACTACCTGAACGAGAAATATTACAGCTGTTACAGTTCCAACGGCCCTGACGATATGCCTCCTGTTCCGGATGTGACGGTGCTGACGTTGGACGACATCAAAGACACGCAGGGCGGTTTCCTTACAGAGCGCAAACTTTTGAGTGGCAAACCCACGTTGAAGGATTCTTATAGCACGGACAAGACCTATTCAGTCTGCAAGGTGGATGTACAAGGCTATAAGCGTGTACGTTTTCCGAGTGTTCCCGGTACGGGTTTGGTCGGCAGTCTATTTGTTGACGGCTCCGGAAACGTGGTCAAAACCATCGTGGTCTCTACGATCGGTCTGAAGTTCGAGGCCGGCATGTACTTGATATCGGATGTTCCGGAGGACGCCACGGCCTTGCACTTCTCGATCCTGAACACGGCCGAGTTTGACAAGGTGGTTCTTTCCAACTCCGACAAGATCGAGGATATGGAGCCCGATTGGGTGGCCAACGAGGAACATCTTTGCGCGGTAGTAGGCAGTAGCGTGGTAGGTAGCAAGTTGCGTTCATGCATAACAGGTAATTCCACGACGGCCAGCATGAACTGGATCGACTTTCATTATTACTCGGTTCAGCGCGGTATGCAACAGATAGACGCGTTGATGCACTCCCGTATAGCGAACTTGTTTTACGCAAGATATGGCCGTCGTGACAGCCAGGAACAGTGCGGAGGCGGTCAGCATACGAGCAATCGTATCACGGGCGGTACAGCCGGTTATGGTATGCAGGATACGATCGGTTATGACGAAGCGTATAAAATAAACGACAAGATCACGAATTCCATCGTGGACGGTTCTATCCACCAGTACGCTTGGTATCGTGGCCAGGACGAGTATGGTTCTCCGACCGTGACTCAGGTAAACAATATCAGTTGTCTGGGCTATGAGGACATCTACGGCCATAAGTACGAGATGATGGACGGTGTTGATTTACCCAACGATAGTGGCAACCAAGGTAAATGGCGTATTTGGATGCCGGACGGCACGGTGCGTTGGGTGAAGGGTAAAACGATCAGTGACCAGTGGATAACAGGTGTTGCCCATGGTAAATACATGGATATCGTACCGGTAGGAACAGCTAACGGCTCGTCCAGTACATATTATTGCGATAAATATTGGATAAGTACCGCAGCCTTCCGTGTGGTCTATCGTGGCAACAACAACGCGAGCCCGAATGGCGGTGTTTCGA